TCCACGTTAGCACTTGTACCTGTGACGTTGCCGGTGATGGTGATGTTGCCGACAAAGTTACCAGCAGTGATATTTCCAGTGGTTGTTATAGTGTTTGATCCAAACGACGACAATAGTGTGACTACATCACTGTCGCTGTAACTGGCTGGCAAGCCCGTGAGTTGGCTTCCGTCTCCGATGAACGAAGTGGCTGAAACATTGCCAGTGGCCGTGATGTCACCACCTGAGATGTTGCCTTCGCCACTGATGCCCACAGAGTTGGTGATACTGAATCCACTGATAGTTGGAGCAGGGCTCGCACCGGTGGTCGCCAATCCCGAAGTAACAACAAGATATCCATTTGAAGGCAAGGTCAGGTTGCCATCCGTCCCAAAAGTCCAAGTTTTGGGAGAGTCGCTGCCGCTTGACACAATGTTCAGGTTATTTCGAGCAGTCAATGTGCTGTTGTCGTTATCTTCTTCTATTTGGAAATAAGCAGGGTCGTCACCTAATTCAAAATATACACTACCGTTGGTACCAATCCTTATGCCCTTGCTGGAGTTGAATTCAGTGTCATAACTCTTTAGTATGATTGTGTCATTGTTGCTACGGATAACACCTTCGCCCGGTAAAGTTAAAACACCATCATCGCCAAACTGCCATTGATATGGAGTTTCACCTTCGGTATCGGTGTAGATATTGACCACACCTGCGGCTTCGACATTGAAGTTAGCCATACTGCCAATTTCTACATTATTTTCATCCACCCGGATCGTACCACCGTTTGATAATGTTAGATTACCATCTGGGCCAAACACCCAAGATTTACTTCCAGCAGCAAGAACATTGTTGTTAAATGACTGTGATGATGTAAAAAAGTTGGCGCCGGCAAGAAGATAGTTTCCAGTACCGCCGGAACCTGGATTTGGAACGCCACCGCCAATGGTTACAGTCCATCCCTCTGGCGGTAATCCAGCACCGTATATGGTCATGCCGTCAGTGATAGTGCCTGCGACGATTTCAGTTACTGTTAGTGTAGCACCAGGGCCGTCGTTAAATCCGTTATGGATATATCCTATGAATTCGACTTCGTAATTGCTTACAGGGTCTGCGTTAGTTACAACAGCAAATCCATGTCCACTACGCACGACCAGTCCGGGTTCGCTCTCTCCTATCCTAGCATTACTGGATCCCGGAAATGTTAGATCACCGCTATTATCAAATGTCCAATCTAATGTTATGTTAGGATCACCGATATTGGTTGTTCTAATTCTAACATTGCCAGAAGTGTCACTAACTCTAACATTCGTAAGTTCACCACCTAAATATAAGTCTGCTGTGCTGGCATCTTGTGTACCACCTGCTCGCAAGTGTATGTGTCCAGGCTCGCCACCTGTGGGATCTACTACGATATATTGATTGCTACCTTGATCAAACAGCGTAGCATCCGGTATTAACTTGATCGTGTCTGAGCCACTACCGTCGCCTGCGTCAGCATTTGAACCAAATAAGATACCTGGTCCGAGAACCTTGCTCTTTATATGTGTTCTTACTCCATCGTGTATGGCCAATACCAGTTTGTCTGTTGGACCGTTGTCATCTACATAAAAAGCAGTCTCGCCAAAGGGGCGAATTTCGCTGTCGTTAGTACTGTTAGCACCATTGCCGTCTATTTTACTGGTTACAATTCTTCTAATAGTTGTCATTTTTATCGCTCTTGATTAATCGTATAGTTCCGAACCGTAGAACACTTTTGCGGTCCAATGTATTTTCAGTGTTTTGCTTTCGCCGTCTATACGACGATAACGGATCTGACCTTCTGAAGTGACTAACCACAGGTCATCGTTTTCACCGTCTGAACTACCGCTCTGTACTTCTTGATGACTGATGTGTTCTTCGCCATCGTCATCTACGATGTGTATAGAGCCAATGATAGTCGATTCACCAGTGTAGGCGTGATAGTCTATAACAGCACCACGGAAGTTGGCTGAGCCACCAGGTAAATCGGCCTTGTCCCACCATACAACAGGTTCGGCACCTGAGGTTATTCTAATATAGACGTTGTCGCCCTGTGTCTGCGGAACATAACTATTGTTGTTATTATAGTAGAACCAGTACTCTTCTGCTTGGATACTGCTCAACCACGCAGGCTGGAATGTCACATTGTCAAAGGATATAGATATTTCACTACCACCATTATCCCATATTGGCTGTAGTATAGCGTCTAATTCTTCGGTTCTTTCTACAAAAATTTCGTAGTTTGTAGTAGTAGTTCTAGCACTGACGCCTGTATAGTTGTTGGTAACTCGAGAAGTTACTGACACTTCCTTGTATCCGTGTGCTTCCTCTATTCTACGATCACCTACCGCAGTAGATTTTACACGACCTAGTCCTTCTGCGGATTTTAGTACTGTGCCATCTGCGAATTTTACACCTTCATTGAGTTTGGTTAGGTCTAGTTCCTTGCGGCTGTAACTAAATCCACCGCCCTGGCCACCCTGTGTCCAAGAAAACCATTGTACCGCATAGTACTTGCCGGTTTCTGGCACATGCATCACTGCTTTGCTACCAGGAACACGATTGCCCAACCCACCGTTGTAGGCATCGTAGAAAGCAGAGTAAGTTCTTGTTTCAACATCTGACAAGTCATTCCATCCGTCCGTGTTCCACAATGTGCCAGCTGGACTGACTTCTTCGTTGTAGCCTTCTTCTCTATAGGGGTTATAGATACTGTTATCGCTGCCTCTGGTAATTCCAATGCCGCCGCCCTCTCCGTCATCTTCAACGATAACATCAACTTCTTCGCCGCCGTCTGTCTTGCGGAAATAGTTGGGATCTGTTACTTCTGTTCTAGTATAGGCAAAGCCACCTACGTTGTTCTGACCCCAGTTGGTAAAATCAAACTTGTAATAACGGTCGTTGACTGTGTCGTGCATGACCAGTTCAGAATCAACGATGTTTTCTCCTATAGAATTGTCCAGTGCTCGACGCAGAGTAGTATAACTTCTTAATCCTAACTGTAGTAGATCGCCCCAACCTTCGCTGTTCCACTCTGTGCCTAAAGGACTCAGATGTGTGTTGTTGTCATATTCGGGCTCTAAAGCAGGATTAAACAATGCTCCTTGGTTGTCTCTAGTCAGTGTCAGATCGTTGTCTATAGTGTCAAACACCGAAGGCTTGTAATCTAAGGTATTGACTTCGGTATAGGTTCCTGGGGTATTACTACCAGCACCGACGTATGCTGCCAGTGTCAGTATCTCTCCTGCTTCTCCCACAGTACCTACTTCAAATGTAATATTGTCGGCGGTCCCAGTACCGCCGATGGTGTAGTATAAGATGTCGTAGTTCTGTCCTACAGCATAGCCAGTACCGGGATTGTTTATAGTAACTGAATCTATTACTGGGCCGTCACCTATGACTACATCGAAACTGGCACCCGAACCTGCGGGCTCTGCCACTACAGTAACGGGCTCGCCTAACTCTGCTGGTAGTGCGATAAACGGTGTGTTGGTTACTTCCAGGTATGGTTGAACGGGTCTGTCGCTTAACAATAGACCGTTATTGTCTGTTAAATCGCTGACGTCTATCGGAACCACTGGCAAATCAGCGAGGTCGGTGTAGCTACCAGTGGTAGCTACTTCAGCGAGGTCGGCCGAGTTGGCTTTAGCAGCCAATGTATCTATTAGCCCCGTGATGGTGTCATCGGCACTGCCCAAGGCTGCTGCCAATTCGGCCAAGGTGTCCAGAGCCTCCGGAGCAGCACCCACAAGATTTTCAATTGTTGCTGCAACGCTGGCAGCAACAGCCTCATTGGTGCCAACAACTATACTGCCGCCGGGTGTTACGCCATCGTGTACACGGATGGTTCTGAGTTCTGTGTCAATGGTAATTTCGCCCAATGGTCCAGTATAGGCCATGCTCTGAGCGGTGTTGCCACGCTTTAATAATACTTTTTTGATTTCTATGCTCTGTGTCATTCTAGTGTTCCTGCATCTAATATACTGTCGTCTACACTGGGAGCAGGTTGGCTAACAGCATAGTAGGCTTCACGAACTTCCAATGCAACCGGAGCACCAAAATTGTCATCTATGTACATGGGTTGCTCGGTATTATCTGATGTTTTAATGGCCTTGAATGTGATGTGATAAAAACGCTGGTCCAGGGCTAAACTAGTGGTTCGATCAATTACGAAACTGCCTAGGCCGCGACTGGCATTGCTCATGGTCACAGCGAAACTCTCTACTGTGACACGGTTTGCGGGATCTTGTATATCGGCTTGGACTGCATAGCCAGTGACGTCAAAGGGACGCTGTTCTTGGTTTTTGATGGAAACTTGAATGGGATTATCTACACCTTGGTAGATGGTCACGGGTCTTGAGTACACTCTTCTGCTCCTTGGGCCATTAGAGGAGCTGTCCAAAAATTGGACCTCCAATTTGTTAGCATATAAATAAGTCTGGATGCGCTGCATTATTTGATATTTATCGGAAACCGTGGAAGACTTCAACGACCTCAAACGCTTATTGCAACATTACCCATTCTTGAGTTACCTCGTCTACGGCGGTAATGAATACATCGGCATCATACAAAACTGCGACGAGCAGATCACTACCATGTACGATTTTGGCCTGCTCAAGGACCTTGAGCAAAAGAAAAGATTCTTAGAGTTAGGAGATCAGTGGTGGTGGGAAAGCAACAGGATCATCCCCATCAATGTGTTCCTAAAGCAGGACTGGGGAGTGTTTAAATTCTGCAACAGGACCATGAACAGCAAAGATGTTGAGATAAAAATGGGTCCTCAACTAAATCTCAAAGAGATCGGTGCCAAACGCAGCAAACGGCGATCGATTACTCTGGTACGCAAGATCAGCTAACCGGCCAGATAATCCAAAGCGTTCTTCAATCGCTGTGGATCATCATTGAAATTACCTAATCCCAGATTGCATTTGTGGCAAATCCATCCGCGGAACTTTCCAGTGGCATGATCGTGATCCGCGCACCATCCTTTACGTCGCAGGCTGTGTCCTTGTATCGCTACAGCATCTCTCTGACAAATTGGGCACCGATGATTGTCTGGTGGGGGTGTATTTTCACGTTTGAGTTTTTTGACCAAAGCCGCTTGTTTTTTTGCACAGGACTTGCACTCGTAACGTAGATACCTAGCACCGCCATCCCGACCAAACTTGTCAACAGGCAAACTCTGTTGACATATTCCGCAGGTTTTATACTGAGTAGACGAGTCAACCATAGCCTTGGCTGACGCTTTCACAGATCAAGTTCATGTGTACTGCCACGAGATTGGCATAGGCCACAGCATGGCTTTTCTTGAAATAATAGCTGTCGTCTTCGGGACGTTGCCAGACTGTCTTGGCGACCTCGGCCCAGGATTTTCCTATCAAATGCCGTTTGGCTGGTCGTATCACTGATAGGAACATGGCCATACGGGGGATACTGTCCACAGGTTCCGGCATGCGCATCAGGGTATCATGATGGTTTCCAATGTGTATGACTAGGCTACAAAATGCCGGATCTCGTAGTAGATCCCACAAAGGCTCCGTGGCCATCAAATCTCGAAGATGCTGTTCGTTGCGCACACTCTGATACACTCCTACATTCAAGAAATCCAGTTTAATGTATCCGCGCCGTTCGGCCTCCTCGTGATCAATGGCCGATTGGCCAGTAAAGGGATCGATGGGAATATCTGTGGCATAGATGCCAGTGTTGTGACGCACCAATCTACCGTCCCGATCTATGCTGGCCGGATGATACTTTATCAATGATAAAGCACGTTCTCGATCACCAAAATCAATGTCGATGTCGCTGCCGAATCGTGTGGTCATGGTGTCCCCATCAATTTGACTGCCCCATTGTAGGCATCGCTGGGCACCAACACTGGCAAAAGAGCTATGACAATGATTGCCGCTGTTACCAGCAATAACCAAAAATATTTCATGACTATAATCCCGCTTCTCCGATTATTGTTTTGATCCATTCCACATCGGCGAGATAATCACGGAACTTCTGTTGCCAAAAGTCAGGATCAATCCATGGCATCACTATCGAGACTTGTTCCTCGTTGAGCCGACCAAGGAACTCCACCCCTGTGTCACAATTGAATACAACCCAAGGGCTAACACGACCGGTGCTGATATGATAACAAACAGTATTAGGGCCAGCAAATTTAAAATAATCTCTAAGACCCCCACGTAGGTCGGGATTTTCGTCGACGTATTTTTGCATCTCCTGTAGCGATCGCTCCAACGCATCTTGTACATTTTCCTTTTTGATATATTGATGCAACCATTCTAGATATATATCTTCGCGACACCAGTGATCGATCTTCTTGTTATTTTTGAGCAACCAATCCGAAAAACTAGAGTAGTTTACACAACGTATGGCCTGACAGTGTCGGCCAAATTTCACAAAAGCATTGTAGAAACTGCTGTCAACAAAATCCTCGTAGGTTTTGAGTTTGGCCGAGCCCTGCGTGATTTCGTAGAATCTCAGATAAGTCCGAAAGCCCATCTGCACACCCGTTTCCTTTTCCTGTTGCCAACGGCGCTTGGCTTCACAGAGATGCGCTGCCAGAGTGCTTTCTCGACGAAATTCTTTTTTACAATAACGACAAGTGTAGTTTTCTGTTTCCATTAAGGCCAAAATTCTGTTACTTGAAAAATTCCTTTATGCTCTTGTCGTCCCAACCATGACTGCGAGCAAGCTCCTTGACATCGTCGTCATTGTTGATCTTAGACATCAAAGATATTTCTTCTTCGTTGAGCTCGGGCATGAGTTTTCTCAGCAACTTAGAAGATTTGCTTTGACTTTCTTTTTTCTTGGGAGATATCCAATGATGAGATTGTACTCCCATGCCAGGACTTACGGTGGTCGATAACAACCACTGCAATTTTTTATGCTGCGACGTTGAAATATCAAAGAATCCCTTGTTGAGTCGTTCGTTGGCGCTCATGAGATAATAACTTTGTAATACAGCATCTCCGCTCACACACGAACTCCAGCGTATCATGAGATAGGGTGCAAACTTCTTTTTCTCTTCTTCGGTCATGGCATCGTAGTAGTCGCGATCTTTGCGATCCAGCGCCGACATTTCATTTTTTATGTTCAATCGGTCCATTTTCTTTGCTCAGTTCATAGATGATTATAGCACGTTCCAGGGCTTCCTGTAAAGAGGGATTGGATTTTGCCGCTTCGCGTATATCGTGCCAAAGTTGGTTTTCTCGTATAGCGTCCACTCTGCTCTTGGCTTTGGTACTCTGTCCTACCAACCAACGTTCCTGTTCGCCTGTGTATCTGGCATAGACCGTCTCACCATTGTCGGGACTTTCGTAGATGATTTCAGCGCCAGGTCTTAGTTTGCCCATTGTCAAGTACCTGTTGTGCGGATTGAGTGATATAGTATCTTCCTGTGTGGCGATCTTGGAACCCTTCAATCACAGATCGGTGCAATGGCAGACACTCGAGGTCATAGCACTCAGAGGATTCAATCACGCAATTGTTGTTGAAGGTACTAGCAAAATAAATCTGCGGTACAGGAATGCACTGCAAACAATCATGCACAAACTGATGATGCAGATGTCCGTAGTCGCCGTCGCGATTGTGTGTGACTATGAGATCAAACTCTCTGGCCCAATCTTGTAGCTCTTGTCTGGCTTCATTGATATCAAAACTAATTGACTGAGTTTCTAGATCTCGATAGTCGTCAACGAATCCACAGAAGTGTGTGGGTATCGAATACTGCGTCCAGAATCGTTTCATTTCTCGAGCTCGGGAATCTTGATCTTGGTAAGTGAGATACACAATGCTCCACTGAAACTTTGGGTACTTGCGCATCAATGGCCAGGCAAAAATCACACAGTCATCGGGATGAGCCACTATCACTCCGGCACGCATTTACCAAACCTTGCTGTAGTTGATCACTTCGTTTTGCCGACCTATGTCTTTGACAAAAAACGCACACAACGGTTGTTCGACATCGGATTCTAAGGGAATGGCCAGCAATTGTCCGGCTTTGAGTTTTGGAAAGTACCATTTGACATCAGGGTAGATATCGATGATCTCCACCGGATGGAACTCGGGCCTAAAACTCGATATGGGATTGAATGTAAAAACATTAAATCCTCGATCATTGATTGATGTCAATGGCACCACTTCTAGATCACCGAGATCGGGTTCTCCGATCAGAATTTGCCAATCTACCGGCATCTTGATCACATGTTCCCCGATACGCAATACCAAGGCCGGACTGTTAAAGCTTTCAAGAAAGATCAACGGTATGTAAAAGTAGTCGGGATCTTTGGGATCGCTGTTGTCTAACACACAAAATCTCAGATCCTCAACCTCGTCGGGAATCTCATTCATCTCAAAACTGCGATTTTCTAAGGTCAATATTCTCATGGTTGTATTCCAAATCTTTCTGTTATTATTTTGTAGTAAACATCTGCGAGGTATTCTTGGCTACGTGGGTCACCATGATAGCCGGGATCTTCGCCGGAGAACGGCCACTCGTTAGTAGCATAGGCCGGTGTCTCTTTGTAGTCCAAGGTCATGTAGTGATCGGGCAATACCGATGGGAAGGCAGCTCGCACAGTGTCGCTGGTCCAGATATTGCAAGCGATGTGCAAAAAAGGCACTCCAGAATAGAACAGTTGCATGATACCATCCCGGATGATCCATTCATCTTGTTGGCGTTTCCACTCGCTGTCATAGAGATGATTGATCCAAGTCTTGACAGCTTTTTGTGTGTCGCGATCTATCTTGGAACTGCGATAAGGGTGATCATAGTTCTCGGCCAAGCTGAATATGGTTTCGCAGATCATGGTGTAAGGATTGTTACCATAGTTGACATTGTTGATGCCCACGGATCGATCATAGCCGTTGAGATGTGCTGTTTGTAGATGCTGTTGCAGATCGCTGTTCCATCCTTTCCAATCGTTGTCACGAAAATCGTAAGGAGCGGATCGAGCAGGAATTTCTGTCCTGTCGTGGAAGGTAGGTGCGATGATCGCGAAGTCCGGTCTCTGCCTCAACACTTCGTCGATCTGTATCCGTATGCCTCCGTTGCTACATCCTTGCCGGGCCAGGATCTCCACGTCCCAACCCAGCTTCTTGGCCAGCACTTCCCCATAAGAAGTACCCTTTAATTCAGGAAATCTGGCACTTGCGGGTGCGCTAAAACTGCAACCACACACTATGAGTTTCTTTTTCAATTTAATATTTCCAATCTGCTTTTTCTATGGTGAAAGGATAGTTGGCTTCACGATAGAATTGTTTTCTTTTTGTGAGATGGCGTTTGGCAAATTTGCAGGTAGAAGTTATGTCCCATATCTGCACAAAATCTTTGTCTTCGGCTTTACGGATTCCGCGGCCGATGCTTTGTATTACTCGAACAAAACTCTTGCCAGGCTCAACCAGAACCAAGTTGAAAATCCTAGGTATATTGATACCAACAGCGGCAACGCCATAAGTGGCCACAATGATTTTACCATCGCTGACAGCAACTTCATCATATTCTTCCTTTCGGTCTTTGGCCTTAGTAGCACCACTGACAAACACAGCCGAGTCCCCCAACCGTGCTACCAACTCTTTTCCACTGGCAATTCTATCCACCAGTACCAGAGTATTACCAGATTCGTTCACAGATGCGATCAATCGACTAATATAATCTAATCGCTCAGGTGTTTCTACCAGATATTTGAGCTCGCTTTGATAATTGTTATACTCAACATGATCGGCCAGCTGTATTATATTTACATGACAGTTGGCCAGGTGGCCGGCTTCCTGTAGTTCGCTGGCACTGAGCTTTCCTACCACATTGCCAAGGCTGCAGAAGATGCTGATCTTTTCATAGTCCTCTTTGGGAATAGTTCCAGTGAGTCCCCAACGTATGGGAATATGACTCATGATACCTGTCAGCAAGGTTTTGAGTGCATCGGCCTTGGCCATATGCACTTCGTCAACGATGATGCAGGCTACTCCTTCAATAAACTCGCCAATAGTACAATCTGCTACACCGTTCTTGGTATTCTTGAGCAGCACATTCAAGCTCTGCCAAGTACAGATTGTATGCTGATAACCCCACTCTTTCCTATCGCCAAAATACACACCCACATCGAGTCCAAGGTTCTTGTAATCGTCTTCGGTCTGCGTGACCAAACTTTTATTAGGGACGATCACGATGCTACGGCCCAGGTGTTCGACGCTTTTACTGAGCGCCGCTGTCATGATAGTCTTACCGGCACCAGTGGCTACTTCTTGCACACTTTGAGGATTACTCAAGAAATTGTTGATGATCTCAACCTGATAGTCACGCAACATGATGGATTCTCCGGCGCGGGGGTGACCCGTGGGCCATTTGATGTCCTCAAAAGTGCTTTCGTGTATCTGCTGGAAATCAAAGTTAGTGGAGTACTCTCGCATGTCCTCGACTTCGATATCGTATCCGGCTTCTTCTAGTACTGGAATAATCTCAGGCAAGAGATTGATATAGGTACTACCACCCAATTGGAAAAATGCCACACGTCCGTCCCAGCGGCCCAGTCTCACCGCCGGCAAGTATCTCGCACCGGGAATTTCAAACTTGAATCGGTCAACGAGACGCTTCCGCATCGTAAGGTCAAGACCTTCGATCTTGACATTGACTTCGTCGCGTATGTAGAGTTTAGCCTGCATGATTTCCTTGTTTAGATGTCATCCTTTTGACTTGCTGTGGATTTTTATTATTGTACACACCTACAGAAACATAAACAACCTTTTCAGCACATTGCGCCATCATTTGCCGATCACCTCCCACTATCATTCCCGATGTGCTTATCATTAGAGGAATCCTAGCAAGATGTCTGTGCGTGAGAGGACGTATTGTGTGTATCAATCGAGCACGAGCATTGATGTATTTCTTGTCTCTATCACTTTTTATCTGGAATATTTCTGATTCGTCAAAACACTGTTTGGCGGCATTCAACCATCGCTGAGAAAGATCTGATTCGTAGATCACCAATGGAAATCGACCGGTCAATGTAGCATACCGTTTGATCATTTCTAGAGATTCTGCAAAGTCGTGATTTTCACAGATGATTGATCGTTCCGATAAAAGATCTTTGACATCAACTCCATATTGCGATTCGAGGTACCGTTGCAGATTTTGATCTATGCTATAGCCCAAAGTGGATGATAAGTCGCATAATGCCGTTAAATTATCAAAACAGATTTCTCCCACCATGGCGTTGATATATTCAAGCATCGTAGCTGGCGCATTATTTATTTTCAACTGTCCTTGTTCCAGTGTCAGTTCAATGGAAAAGCCTTGCTGTTCCACTTGATTTATTTCCCGCATCAGTGATCGTGCCTGCTCATTGATGTCAAAATTATTTTTTTCAGCCCAGGCGGTGGCCCAATTAAGGTTATACTCCGTCAATGCCAGGCACCATTTCTTGATATCTTTGTTCCAATGACAGTGTCCGTGGCTGTCTTTGGCGAACTCTCTCAGCTGATCAATCAATGATTGATCATAGGGAAACGCCAGCAATATCTCGTTGCCATCAATCACAAGTTCTTTGGTTCGATCAATGACACGGAATGGTATTCTAAATTTAGGTTCAATGACAGGAGACACATCAATACCAAGAGCCTGTAATTGCCGGCGGTACTTGAGTACCAGTCTGGCGGCCAATGCACCTTGTGCGGCCGTGAGTGCCTGATTCTGACTGGCTGTTTCACTCATTGAATTCAGTACTGATACATCATATCTGGCAAGACTAATTATGGGATCAAACCAACCCAACCCTGCCGGTTTCAGTGACGCAGGATCTCGCAGTCCCGCGATCACTTCAAGATAATCTTCAACATGGTCATATTTGTACATGCTGTAAGTGTACGCTAACCGCGAGCAAAAAGTCAATAAAAAAACCCCGGACTGTTACCAATCCGGGGCAAAAACAGGTCTGTGGCTAGGAGCTAGACAAGGGTGCCACGACCCGTGGTCGGCTTACGCCGATTTCATGCAAGTCACTGTTGCCATCGCTTTCCATTTCAATGGAAAGGATTTACGCAAATCAGCGATTTTGATAGCCATACGCAAACTCATTTCGCGCATCTTGTTTTTGTTTTCTTCCAAAAATGCAATAATCTCGTCTTGCACCGCTGGTTCAAAATCATACTCTTCAAACAATTGACCGTCACCAGCGATCTGTTTGATACGGAGCACTTTGTCACGCATGGTGTCCAGAGTCAGGTCCAGATAGTGACAACGGCTTTGGAGTGCGTCCAAGTGATCGCGGAGCTTCTGCGATTTCATCTGATCAAACTTCAAGTTGGTGATAAAGATCACTGAGCCTTTGAACTCGAAACTGTCAGGCACGCCTTCACGACGTAGCATGTGGCTATCACTGAGCCAGGAAATCTTGCGCTTCTTGCCGGAGTCCAAGGCACCCTTGAGCAGGTTCAATGAAGTGTCGTCAAGTAGCACAGAGTCACAGTCGTCAAACACCAGGACGCAATTGGGGTCGGAATACTTGTACAGGGTGCAGTACAGGCCCAGGGCAGAAGTGCTGCCTTTGACCACTTCGGCACGGAGACGCTTGCCAGCCACCTGATCAAACAGGCAAGCCTTTTCCACGATACGCTCGACACCAAACGATTTACCGACTCCGGGAGGGCCCGACACGATCATGGCACGGATCTCGCCGTTGGTGGCGGCAGTGGCCATTTCGTCCAGGATCTCAAAACGCTCGCGGATACGAGCCATGATTTCTTCGTCGGTTTCGGCGCTCTTGGCTTCGCCTTTGACATCGGCTACGAGCTCATGCCCGGCGTTGACAAATTCAGACTCCGACACAAATTCATATGATGTCATGCCATCGACTTTCACGCGGATTTCTTCGGGGAAGCCAGGAAACTGGCCGCTGTTTTTTACAGTCACATACCCGCCTTTGGCAGTCATCTTGAACTGCTCAACGAGCTGGAACACTTGGCCCGACACGTCATGAGTACGATAAGCGCCGGACTTGATACGAACGAAAGAATTTTGCTTGGACATGGTCTAGTTCCTTTTTTAGTTTCTATACAAATATTGTAACAAAATGGGAATTAATGGTCAACCACCCCAAAATCCCGATTTTGTGGTGTTGCACAAAAACAACACCCTAAAACCCTTTGTTTTTATTATATGTATATTTTACGAAATCGGGAAATATTGGTCAACCTCCTTGACTTGTACATAAGCTTCCATCAATTGCTTCTGCGGGACGTGGTGCTGAGTGTATCCTTTAGTGACCATGAAATAGTAAGAGGCCGACGGTAAAGCGGGTACTTGATTTCCGGAATTCATTTGATAAGTGATGGCCCGCACAATTTGGCCTCGATGCTCAACATCTACCTCAAATCGAGTGTAGTAATAGGGATACCCTTCCAAGATATCCAGGGCCGCCAAACAATCATCAGTGATCTCCCACAACACCCCGTCAGTGACGGCGGTGTCATCGTTGATGATATCGGCATGGCGATTAAAGGCAAACCGGTAGCCAGGAAGGCGGGCTCGACCGAGCGTACGAGCATCAGGGCATCGATGTGCCATTTCTCCTAGATTGGTGTTCATTCCATATGCGAAATATTTCATTTTCCTTGAGTCACCTTGTGTGGTTCTAATCCTGTTTCTTCTACGCCGTCCTCGTACCAACGAGTAACCTCGTCGAGATTCTCGTCTTCCCACTCGGCCATATTTTCCGAAATACAGTAATAATCATCGAGCTCGTCGCCAATAAGGTCTCGGACGGTCTTTGAATCAGATCCAGAATATTCGTGGCACTCGTCGTCGCCGTTGTCCCAGCGTCCCACAAAGGCCATGCCGGATTCGTGATAATAGGCAAGGACTTCAAAATCCAATGACAAGAGTTTTTCATAGGCAGCAACAGGTGGTGCCCAGGCCGATTCAAATCCAATATGCAATTCATGAGCATCAATTCTCTCACAGTGAGCATTATCACCGCCTACGTCCCATTTGGTTCCCCACTCATTGACACAGAAATCATACCAGTTACCGTAACCGTGTCGATCGAGATTTTCGGCTGTTTGCCGTTCTAGCTCTTTTTGTTCTTCACCGTTGCCCAGCACCCCGGCTGTGATTTTGAGATCCTTGGGTATAGGAACAAACTCATTGAGAAGTTCGCCGCGGCGGAATGCTGATTCGGCACGATCAATCATGGTAGGATCGGTGTGCCTTAGAGTCACGGTATTGTCGCACCAATTAGGCATGCTATCTCCAAATATCTAAAAATGTTAAAAAAACTGCTCTGACGGCTTCCGGCTGATCCGCCCACTGCGTCCTGGTTATGAGATCCCGCACCCCATCAGGGCATCACCCACTCAGCAGGAACATCTAAGGCAGTGAAGCGCACGCTCCTCGCAAGGCCCGTTGTCGCATTGCCAGCGCCAGTTTGGTTGGACTGGAACCACCCGTGGCTGTCACACCACTTCTCATCGTCTGGGTCGGACTATCCGGTGACGCCGGAACGTTCTGCGGCAAGAGACAATGAAATTTACTGCAATCTCTCCCAAATAAAATTGGCCGTTCCTAAAACAAAACACATCAAGGCTATCCAAAACAACAGTTCTTCGACAAAGAGTCTCATTGTGGAACCTCCTGTTCCTGAAGGCGCAGATACTCGGCGTTGAGTTCAGCGATGCGCCGTTCGTTGCGGGCGTTAGTTTCGAGATCCAGTTCGCCGCGCACTTCCGACAGCAGGATCAGTTCTTCTATCACATCATTCATGGTTCTCATTGCAGGTCCTTTCAGGATCAAGATTTGGTGATACGGACATTGGGCACCAGGAACACTAAGAGGATGGCCATGGCCAACCAGGTGTACCAATTCAACACTATGTCAAGCATCGGGAACAGGGTGTTCAGGCTCCAGATCACCAGCACTGGTGTTATGGCTATGGCAAATATGGCCAATGATACGATCAGCAACACTATCACCCACTCGTCGGATTTGCGTAGGAATTTCATGCTGTCTCCTCTACATTCACTATGTCTTGCGTGACCTGTTCTTGTTGGAAGGCCGCTTCATTGAACAGGTTCGAAGTTTCGACCAAGGCCTCTTGTTCGCTTTCGGCTCGGACCTCGAAATAATACACAACAGTCCTGGCCACGGTGTAGATGCTCATTGACGGCTCCAATCTGAGTGTGGTGGGAGATCGTACTCTTCGTCGGCCGGTGCCGGATTCTTGATGTTAGATTGATCCATGGATTTTCAGTCCTCTAAAAATCTTGTTCCAGGCTTCGTCCATGCACATCTTGGCTCGCACCAAGTCATCCTGGGCCAGCATCTCCTGTGCATCACTGAGATAGGAGTAGGCTTCGCCTTCGGGGTCACCAAAGAAGCCACGCTCTTCGCCGGTGTAGAATCGCTGGATGGTGACTTTCACGCGATTCAGGGTCTGGCGGGCATCTTCTAGCTCGCCACGATTGGCTTCGCCCCAGGCCGACATGATCATGTCTGTCACGATCCGCTTGGGGCTCTTGAATCGGAGATAACTGTCTACCGCCGCATCTACATCTTCGCGTAGAGCGCCAAACATGCGGACCTGGGCTCGCTGGCGCGAATCCATCTCGTCATATGTCATTGTGGTCATTTCTGCTCCTAATTTCTTACTGTATGTGTTATTATACTCGAAATTGGAATTTCTGGTCAACCGCGCACAATCGCTAGGTTAGCAAGCACTAACCTAGGTCCACCATTCTCACTTGGGCATCATATTTGTGACAAAACTCTTGTGTTTCTTTATCCATTATCACACCCCGAATACTTCAACTCAAACAAGAGATATTTTTGTTCGTCTACTACGGTATAGTAGGGGCTGGGGCCATCCTGTCCCATGGACACATCCAGGCCCCACTGTTCTCTCATCCACCGTTCGAACGCCCGCAGTTCATCACTGAAGTCCTTGATGCCGTTGACCCGACAAGGTGGGCGGCTGCTACGGAAGTCTGCGTTGGCCTGGGCCATCTGACGCCAGTATCGGTATTTTTTCTTTTTGAGTTCTGGGGGATACTGCTCCACCACATGTTCGAAAAAGGTGCTCATGACCACCTCAGGGCGAACATCACGGCCGCGTACTCATCAGCGAAATGATATCGATAAGCACCAAATCGTTCACGGCCTGCCCAGAAGCAACACCATGTACCATGCAGATTGTCCATGGCCGCCCACCTTGCACCAAAATGCTCACGGCACCAGGCTTCGGCATCATGATGCCGAGACTTGTGTATGATCACTTCATGGGGGAACCGATGGTGTCTCATGACCACCTCAGGGCGAATGACATAGCATCTCGTTCGCGGGCGAACCAGATCACTCGCCAGATGTGTCGATCAATGTCCACCCCGGCGGCATCATAGTCCATGTCGTGGACATGCTGTTGCAGCCACACACGCAGATCCTGCCATTGGCTCGATCCTTGCCATCGCACACGCACCGGGATGTTGCACCAATCTCGCTTGCTCATGACCACCTCAACAAAAACAGACTCAATGTGACATCATCCATGTCCACGGTCATGCCTTGCCGCACAGCCGCATGCTCGCGGCACCACTGATCCAGGGCCTGTTCATGTTCGGCCCAAAATCCAATATCTCGCAGGATCAGGGTGCGACCATAGCCGCCACGGAAGTGGCCCACGATGAATCTACCGGGTGCGTTGGTCATCCACGCATCAAGGTCTGCACGATGCGCTGGGCCTCCATCTTTTTGATCTGATCTTCCAGATATCGTATCTCACGCTCGCGATGAGCACGCGGCACTTCCATGAGCAGGCGTTTGACCATGCTGGACCACCAGCCCGCTTCGTAGGCATAGTTGGTGTTGCCGTTGATCTGGCAGGCTCGGCTGAAGGCGTCCACGGTGTCTGATACGGTGTCTTTTTCCCGGTGCCAGCGATCCCAGTCGTGTACTTTCATTCTGTGATCCTTACAGGTTTGCAGTCCAGTTTCACCAAGGATTGATTGGCTGTTTTAAGCAGGCGCAAGAGGTCAGTCTGGCACTCACCGGCGGTGGCATAATAGCCCACGGTTTGGGAACCAGCGGGTCCACCCACTTCTGGGGTGCTCACAGCAGTGGCCACCAGCGCAAATATCACAACAGGTCCTGTCATTCTAGCAAGGTCCTTTCTTGTATGGCCCAGTAATTCTCGACGGCCCGGCGTGCATGGTCGTGCCCGATGAACTGGCCCAGATAGTGCTCATCTGAATGACCTCGTATGATCTTAGCCAACCAGATCTTGGTGTGTGCCATCTTGTGTATCTGGGCCACGATGAGGCCATCTTCTTGATTGTAGAAATAATAGGTATCATGATCCGCATCCATCCACAGTCGTGGCGTCATTCTAGAGTGTCCTCGACATAGCCGTTTACCCGGGCAAATTCAGACACTTCCTGTTCGCTCATCCATGTGAGAGCATCACGGGCTATGGTCTCCCAAGAGAGCACCCCTTGTTCGGCCAGATCTAGCACTTCTGTGGTCACAGGGCGACTTTGTTTATGGCTGAAGGCTATCATGATCTAGCCCCAGTCTTTCTTGTCACCAAACCGCTCATTGTCTTCGTAGCCGGCCATGTAGGCTTCCCACTCTGGAGAGCCGGGTTGGACCTCGACTTCCTCGCTCTGGTAAGTGTCGCCGACGAAGTAGTGCGGGCGAGCGGCACGATGGTAGTAAGAATCGGCCGATCCACGGTCGTAGGCTCCACCATGCCGGGTGTCGTATTCAGTTTCCTGGGCTACAGTCATTTTGGGCTCCTTGTATCATTGTTCCACTATTGTAGCAGGTCGGGATTTTCTGGTCTATCAACTTCGAACAAAATCAGCTGATCCTTTTTAAATGGCGTGATCCATTCCGTTATAACCGAGATCCGTCGTATCCGGTGCCCTTCTATGAGACCGCCCACGGCCAGGAACGGGCCGCCGCTGGGATCCACGAAACCCAGATCAGTCATGTCCACGTCCGACACACCTTCATGTCCACCGAACCGCCAATACCGGAGATCACCCCGGATGGTGTACACGCCGGCACTGATCTCTTCGAACCGATATTCCACACCGTGGCGGTTTTTCATCGCTCGATCCACCACGATATGATCGTGGGACCAAAGATCGCTAGAACAGCACCGACATACATGATCAGTTCTTGTGAGATATACATCGTTCCACTCCAAAATGTTCAAAGATATTTAATGCTTCGTTGAGGGCGACTTGACGAGCACACTCCTCAACGATCAACTCTGCAAATACTTCGAGTGATACATTTGGATCACCACACCATCCTTCTCCCCCTCCCCATCTAGTCTTTTTCCATCCGGCGGTTTCAGCGAGTTCTCGGATTCTCTCGTTCATGCTGTCTACAATTCTATCACGTGAGTGGGATACCGGATCTCACCGTCGAACAGAAGTTGATCCCGCTCGAAATCGGTCTGAAAATCGTCCTCAACCAACTCCCAGTCCAGGATGTATTCTTCGTTCATAGGACCGGCATACTCGATCCGATCACGCACCTTTTCGACTAGAACACCGGGTGCGGTCTTGAGTGGGTCTACGCCAAGGATGTAGTATTCGTCGCCGCCCTTGAACTTCCAGTAAGGATCGGACTCGGTGCCGTAGTTTTCGCGGTATTGTGTGGTGATCAAGATCTTCATGTCTGCTCCTGTTCTTTCACTGTACCCTTATTATAGCCGAAACGGGGTTTTTTGGTCAACCAGCCGAGTCCGTCACGATGTCATGCCCTCACGTCGATTCGTTGTCCGAGGTCTAGGTTCAGTTCACGGGCCCGTTGGATCCGATCTGCGTGTTCTGAAGCCAGGGCCTGCCTGGTCGCATCTAACCTCTGATCGCGATATCGATCCTGCAAGAGATCCAGATGGGCTACATGGAGTTCTCGGTACCGTTGACTGTAATCTGAAGAAACTGGGTCCGTCATGATATCACGCTCTCAATCTGTCAAATATCTGTCGCTGGAGTCGATCCACTTCCTCGTTGTCTACATAGAAATCCGTGCGTGGATCCCAGTACCGACCCTCCCGGGCATCATAGTACAGCACCGCGCCCGAGGGGTAGTGGAACGGTCCCTCCAGGCCCTCACGCGGACCGTATCGGGTGTCCCGCTGGAATACTGTATAGGCCATGCTCAGGAACTCCAAAAAGTTTCGCTTCGGGGCGAGGCGTAGTAGGGTGTGTCGTAGCGTTCTTGAAACGCCTCACCAGTCAAGACATTGTGTCGGGTGACCCAGGTTTCAAAAAACTCTAGGCGGAACTTGTCTTGGGGATACAGTCTGGATCGCAAATCCTTGATCTCATCCATCATCGCGTTACCTGAATAATTGGGGTAGTCATACTTGCCTACCAACTTCTCGCCGGATTTGGTACGAGCGTCTTTTTTGTAGACTTCCAGGGTGTAACCATATTTGGACATCATCTCGCTCCACTTGTTTACTGTATGTCTACATTGTAGCGAAATGGGAATTTTAGGTCAACCGCTTAACAAACCGCCGAGTTAGCAAGCACTGACTTATCTTTGGAACATCCATATAGATTTTTGTATCTGTGCTTCTTTGTCTCGTCGCCGCTGTTCGACTTGTTGGCGATAGCGGAATTCCCTGCGCAGCCACCACCGGAATTTCCGAAAATATTCTCGTTCATTGAGACGCGGCTCGCCAGACCAATCCCGTTCGTCACAGTTGTCTAACCAAAGCTGATGCACCCAAGCACGGAATGGTAACCAGGGCTTGGGCATGATTTACTCTTGACCTCTGGGATCTAGATACTGCTTGAGTGCTCGCATGGCTTTGCGAGCTGTGTCGAACACGAATTCCTGATCTTCGTCTTCGGTATGTATTACCAAGATGAAGCCATTGGCGGCTCGTCGGATTTCGATACTTTCAAACATCTTTGATTACCTCACATTGATTGAAGATACTCGTATATTAACAAATAAAAACTTTATTGTCAACCGCTGTTATTCTAAAAAATATGGGGGTGAGATCATGCCTTTGAGCCCTTCCTCGATGTTGCTGGTGTTGCGATGCCAGTAAGGATCAAGACTGGCAAGATGCTGTGTGAGCCGCTGGAAAGGTTGATCAAAAATTATGTCCTTTCTCCAATATTCGTCTCGCAGGCTACGGAGCACGCTCATGGGCTTGCCTAGGCTGAAAGTATAGGGATTGAACCCAGGATAGATCAACCAGTTGAGTATTTCTCGATAGCTGAGTCCATCGGATGTGCCGGGACGAGTAAAGTCCTGCTCGATCATGGGAATACGTATTTTTTTTGAATCGTCCCGTATATCGCGATTTACGTCTATCAGCTCTTTGTTCTTTTTCAAAAATCGCATGAGCACATGTCCTTGCTTGCATATCATATCGCAGGCATCCGGACTCCAGTAAAACAGTTCGTCGTATTCCCAGGGTCGATCCATGATCTGTGTGCGTATACTAGGGCCATTGTCGATCATGTCAATGAATCTCAGGCAATATCTTCCATCCTCGATGTACACTCTGGGCTTCTCGATACCGTAAACGAATGCATGTTTCAGTCCTTTGTTGATTAACTCAAGGTAGTCGGGATCTGTCTCCCGGATATATCCTACTGCCAAGTGAGTGATGCCATAGTTAGAATTGGTCCAATAGGCAAGGTTGTTTTCCAATTTCGGGTCTAATAGTATCTTATAAACGATTTCACTGAGATCTATTATTTTGTGTTTGAATTTTATTCCGCGGGCATGTAGTTCTTTGATCTTAGGGTAACTTACCTGATATTGCTCGGCATGAAAAAAATTATTTTTTCTAGGATCAATCGAATGGAAATTGTAGGTCACTATTTCGTCAATTGGTATCCCGTTGTTGACAAACGTATCAACTATGTTGCCCGAGTCCGCGCCACCACTATAAAAAATCGACACATAGTCGTATTTTTTTCTTATTTCTCGGGCACGATGGGCATAGAGCTCTTCCAAGGTCTCTATGGGTTCCACTCGCCAATCGTAGGACCCAAACACTGTGTCGTTGAAATTCCAGTGTGGATGTATACCTGTGCGGGCATGTGCTTCAATGGCTTCGACTTTGCTGTAGGTCTTGAAATCGCCCACAGTATAGTACCCAAGGTGGTCTCGCGAATTGTCCAAGATGTGATTCTCTAACATTCAATTCTATGGCTGGTGTAAAATGTTTTTAATCCGTCGCACGGCTGTTTGACATCTCTGAGCCAATGCAAAGGCACACCACGATAGTGTTGCGCTAAAAAATCGTGTTGCACCCGAAATAAGTTATCTTTGGTCCAAGATTCATCACGCTGGCTGTATACTGTAAACAGACCGGGCTTGCCAACAGTGAACATATCAAATTGAAAATTTGGATATACCAACCAATTTACTATGTTTACATATTTGAGGCCGGTGGTAATTCCTTTGGACTTGAAAAAAGCCAACAGATCCGGTTCAACTACGGGATCATCCGATGTGATACGTTCTAGTTTCAAGGAAGGAAATTTTTCAACAAACTTACGCACTGTATGTATCTGCTTACAAATTAAATCACAACAGCTCGGATCCCAGTAAAATAATTCATCATGCTCCCAGGGCCTATTTTCAATCTGAGTTCGTGTTCCCATTGCCGCACTAATATAATCTGCGAATTGTACTACCAGTCGATTATAACGATCTCGTTTCAGTCGAGGCTTATCGGCTCCCCACACAAAAACTAATTTTTTTCCTTGTTCTATTAGATCCAAATAATCTCGTGTGCGTTCTCTGATGAATGTTTTAGCCAGATGCATCGTAGATGAATGACTGTTTCCATAGTAAGCTCTTTTAAGGTTCCATGAGGAATCAGTCAGGATATCGTGTGCGATCTCAGAGAGGTCAATGGCACGATGAAGAAAATCTATTCCTTTTTCCTTGAGTGATCGTATTTTAGGGAAACTTACCTTTGTTTGCTCGGCATGGAAATAAGTGTCGGGCCTCGAGTCAAGCCCGAAATAGTTCATCGTGGCCAATTCGTCGAAAGGTATGTTGTTTTCTACAAAGGTATCAACGATATTTTCAGAATCTATACCGCCACTGTAAAAAATAACCACATGATCGTATTTTTCACGTATTTCTCTGGCACGGCGAGCGTAGAGTTCTTTTAAAGTTTCAACAGGCTCAACCGTCCAGTTGTAACTAGAATACTCCAGATCATTGAAGTGCCATCTTGGAAGTTTTTTTAGTTGATCAGCCAGCTCAATGGCTTCCATCTTGCTGTAGGTTTTGAAATCGCCCACAGTATAATATCCAAATTTGTCTTTGTTGTTATCTAAAAAAAAAGATGTCATTGGATTTGAAAAGTTTTGATTTAAAAAATGTTTGGTGCCCCCACCATGATTCGAACACGGGACCTACTGATTACAAATCAGTTGCTCTACCAGCTGAGCTATAAGGGCATGTATTGATGCTTAACCTAAACCTGCGCCGTCACCGACATCACGGAGTTCGTTTTCGATATCAATATCATCGTCTTGAGATGTCGATGTATCTATAGACTTTTTTGGTCCAAAAATTCGATCAAAGTTTTCGGCGAACTCTTCTTGGCTAACGGAAAACGGTCTCGGGGTGGATCCTTTACCGGACATAATTAATTTATCTCCTTAGTCAAACCAGATGTTGTTATTTACACTCACTTGAAAACTCACACGCACAGTTTCGATGTCTTGTACACCGTGTAACACCATGGCATTGAGAATCACCCAGCGACCAGTGGGGAATTGCACACGTTCCAACACACGCAGTCGACTGAAGTCGTTGCATACTGCCTGGCGTTTGGTGCGTACAATAGGCTCACCTTCTTCTTCGTAAAAGTATGTGGCGGTATTGGCTCCACCTGGCTCGATCAAGTATAGCATAGTAAAATCTCTTGTCAAGTCCGTGTGTGGGCCTTGATGTCGTCCCAGCCGTCCATTGGTGAAACTCACACCACAGTCAAATCCTTCGGGATGGATATTTTCATGCACCCAATCATAAAACTCTTGATTGATATCCAAACGAGTTTGGTAAGTGACCGGTTCTTCTCGGCCGTCAATGATGAGCTTGCGGCTCTTGTACCAGTCGTCAAGATTGTCTTCGGGTCGATCGGTATCAACAAACTGTTTAAGGTCTAAGGCCGCATCAACGAAGTGTTGTGGCACCGGGGGAAGATTTTTTAGCACTACATAGGTAAACATTTTAAAATCCTTCGATCTAGTCAAACCAAACATTGTCAGCGATGCTGACTTGAAAACTTGTTCTTATAGTTTCGATGTTTTCTACTCCATGCAGGATCATAACATTGAGAATGACCCATTTAGCGATGGGAAATTGTGCTCTTTCTATCAATTGCAGCCTGCTATAGTCATTGCAGACTGCTTGTCTGTCAGACCTTACTATTGGGTGCCCATTTTCTTTGTAGAAACAGGTGGCGGTATCGGGGCCTCCGGAATCTAGTAGATATATCAATGCAAAATTTCTTTTTAAATCAGTATGGGGGCCTTGATGACGGCCAAGGCGGCCATCGGTGAGGCTTACTCCGCAAGATCGTCCTTGGGGATGAATATTTTTATGTACCCAATTGTCAAATTCTTGCCCAATATCTTTGCGTCTTTGATATGTGGTAGGTTCTTCCTTTCCGTCAATCAATAATTTTCGATTTTTGTACCAATCGTCGTCGGAGGTCTTTTCAGATTTCCAGCCTAGGTCGAGCTCTTCGAGGTCTATGGATTTCCTTAGGTCGTAGGCGATGTCAACAAAATGCTGCGGCACAGGAGGAAGATTTTTGAGCACCAAATAAGTAAACATTCACGCATCCTTTTAAAACCAGGCCATGGCCCGGCTGAATCCTAGTATATTAGCAGCTACAAAGTAACCTGTCAACAGCATGGGCCAGGCCAAGCGGCGGCGATAATAAGCGATAACAGCGGCCACCGACCCAACAAAAAATCCCGGATATACCAAACGCATGTCGGGGCTGGCTGCGCTCCATGCCAGGCTCATACTGGCAGCAACGGTGAATACAAAACTGATGATTTCAAGGTAAAAAGCTGTCTTATCACTGTGATAGCTTTGTTTCCAAAAATTTAATATGGTCTGCAAAAGGAATTTCCGATATTGTGTGCCGTGTTTTTGACAAAGTCAATAAATACAGAAAATGGATTGAAAACATGGACTATAACATCTACATCAACAATCAGCTCTATAAAACAGTTTCTGGCGGTAATGGTTACAACTATGTTGAAATCATACAGGATATACAACGTGCTCGAGATGCCGGTGAACTGAGTTTATTTAACTTGGATTCTGGGTTGGCTGTTCGAGTCGAGCAACAATAACTCGCTCTCAGTATTTAGTCCAACAATTGGGTTGAGTTTATTTGACCCACCATCAATGACAATTAAATAATAGTATCAAATTGTTATTCTACGATCAAAACACCATGAACAAAAACTTTACCTACAGGCTCATGCCTGAACTTCCGGCTCCGCCACAGAGTCTCATTGACCTAGTGGATTTTGGTTTCCGCCCTGAATCCAATAATACATCCACCATGGGAACTCGAGAGCTCAAGGATTGGAAAGGCTACAATGGTCCTGCGCTAAGAAACATGCGCAGGATCGAAGAACCCTTCCAATCTGCTTTTGATACGTGGATCAAGGAAAACATAACCAAGAACTATCAGAACTCCAGTCTCATGTATTGCCACGGTGGCGGCTTTGCTGCCGGAGCTACCAGCACCGGAGCACACACAGATTTCACCAGAGACTATGTGCTCATGTACAATCTTGACACCGGTGGCGACGATGCCGAGCTGTTTTTTTGGAAAGAAAAAGGTCATGATCTAATCCGTCCTCGCGCAACACAATGCGGAGATTATCAATCCCTGGAAATGGTCGATAGCGTCCCGGGTCCTGCCAATGTCTGGTATCTCACCAATACCAGGATCCTGCACAGCACCGAAAATGTCACTGGTGTGAGATTGAATCTGCAGATCAGCTTCGACAATGAAGTTCCGACAGAACTGCTATGAAGATAGCGATAACCGGTTCTACCTGGGGTATCGGAGAATCCATTAGAAAAAAATTTCAAGCTCACGGACACGAAGTCATTGATTTCAGCCGTAGCCAAGGCTGGGACATCGCGGACCCTGCCATACAAGATCGCATAGTTCAGGCGATCGAAGACTGTGATGTCTTTGTCAACAATGCACACGCAGGTTTCGCGCAGGTCGATTTACTTTTCAAAGCACAGGAAAGTTGGCGCGGCAAAAAGAAAACCATAGTCAACATTGGCAGTTCTATCACCATGCGATGGGACACCCGCAATCGCGATCCCAGATACCGTAACGAAAAATTGGCACTGGATGATGCCTGTGAGTTTCTTTGGAATCGCGATGCTTGGCCGCAGATCATGTTGTTCAAACCCTGTGCCGCAGATACTGCCAGGATGGCACATTGGTCAGGAGAAAAAGTGTCTCCGGAAGAATTTGCCGAGTTTCTTTACCTTTGCTTGAGCCAAAAAAAATTCAGGGTCCAGCAGGTAGGCATTGCCATTAATCCCGCTGACCCTGAATAGATCTGTTTAACTTGGTACCAGTCGTGGCAAGTAAGGCACCGACCTAGGACCGTATAATTCCTGCAATCTACGACGTGCCTCTTGGGCCGAGTCGGCACCGATTCGAACTTTTATCTCTTCGGTGCCAGGTCCTGGTTGCCTCACAGTGGCTTCCCATAATTTCATAATTATTTCCTTTAATCCACTATGGGACCGTTTCCGTTACGGAACCCAACGACACCACCCTCCTCTTGGATCCTCTTTATGACATCTTCAAATAGGATGGGAGCGAAGTCGGGTGTTTGCTCCACGCACACACAGTGATATCTCGGGTCAATCTCTGTGCTAGAATACAACACTTCGCCGGTTCTAGCGTCAACACCTCTCGCCTTCATAACTCTGTTGGCATGTAAGTGCCCATGGATGTTCACACCAAAACGACCAAGGCTGGCTTCATGTACAGGGATGTGACTTAAGATCATTCCGTTCATGACATGGTAAGCACGTAACTCTCTGAAGTACTGCCGGTACTCATCGTCACGGAAGATGTCATGATTACCGCGGATGAGAACTTTGTCACCGTTGAGGCGGCTGAGCGTTTGCAATGCTCGTCTATTGATAACAACATCGCCTAGGTGATAGACTTTGTCGTTGGGCTTCACACGGGCGTTCCATGCGGCAATCATGGCTTCGTCCATCTCTGCAGGATCATCCCAGGGACGCAGTTTGGTCACACCATCATTGCGGGTAAAGCGACACACGCCTGCGTGACCAAAGTGCGTGTCACTGACTAAAAATACCGCCGGCATCATCGCCTCCTTTCTTAAACGTCTTGGTTGTTATTAAAACGATATTTGCGTCTTGCATCAGCAAGTGTAAACACCTTTTCGTTGTCGTTGGTCCAGTCTTCGTCGACAGGAGACCCGTTGATCGTGTGAGGCTCCTGTTCGTCATAGGTCCAACCTAAGGCCTTCATCATACGATGTTTGACTACTAGATTAGGGCTACGAAAAACTTCAGTATCATTGAACCCCATCATGACACCTACTTCGCAGACTGCCCCAGATCGGCAGATACCAGCATGACAATGTACCACAACGTGCATACGCTTTTCCAGTGCATGTTGTAATAGTTGCACCAGTTGATCAGCTTGTGCCTGAGTACAGGCAAACTCATGATCGTGTTCTTCAATATCAAGAAACTCAAATTGATGAACTTCCTTAAATTGTTTCAAGGGAGCAGGGAACTCGTATGCTGGATCTACAATTTGGATCAGCATACTGTTTTCTCCTGCATCGAAGTGACGAGCACTTTTGATATCGATGATCGATACATTTTGTATCCAAGGCATAGGTTACTCCTAAAAATTTGGTAGCGGGGGCAGGATTCGAACCTGCGATTCTCGGCTTATGAGACCAAGCGGATAACCACTTCCATACCCCGCGTCTCGGGTTCGTCGCTAAATAATTTTATATTATATTTCCTAAGTTGTAATCCAGTCAACCATACAAATTCAATGAATAAAATATTAAACCCAAAAAAAGATCGTTTTGGTTTTTATCTTGTCAACGGCTTTAAAACCTACAGCAAGGTCGAGGCTCTCGAAATAGCGACAGCGACCAATCATCCAGTAAAATGGATTTTCAATGACCTAGAATTTTCATCTCACGATTGGACCAAAGAACCAACCGAATCTCTGCCGGAATTGTATGCCGCGAGAGCTCGGCAGATTAGAGAATCCTATGACCACGTCGTGATATTCTATAGTGGCGGAGCCGATTCAGGCAATGTAGTCAACAGTTTTGTAGACAACGGAGTTCCATTTGAAGAAATAGCCACTTACAACTATTGGAAGGCCGATCCAAGAAAAGATACATACTTCCACGGCGAACAAACAAAAGTCAGCTATCCCCGTATCAAAGAACTGCAGGACCGTGGTATTAAATTTTTACATAGACCCATCGATCTTTCTGACATAGCCTATGACATCTTCACGGATGATTACTGGTCGACCAATCGGGCTTATTATGCCAATGGCCATTGGGGAATGACTCATCTAGCAAAAAGTTATATCAGAGAACGAGTCGACGATTATAAAAAAATAATTGAAAGCGGAAAAAAATTGGTATTTGTTTGGGGCAGCGAGAAACCCAGGATAACCTATAAACAATCCACAGACCAGTATTTTTTTAGATTTGTCGACAACATCGACAACGGAATAAGCACTCGACAATTGCTACTATCTCGGGAAGAGGAACATGACGAATTGTTTTACTATAATCCCAATTGCGCCAAGCTACTTTGCAAACAAGGACACACGATCATGAATTTTTTTCGACAACACAAACAAATGGAAGTAGAGCAATTATACACAGAAACAAAATTACCCGACATAAACTTCATGTTCGACAATTCTGTCACCGACGATGGTCTCTTCTATAGAAATTTATTGAATTGGTTAATATATCCTAAATTTGATTTCCAGATGTTTACCTTGGGAAAACCATGGAGTGCAGTCTACAGCCCCAGAGATGAAGTTTGGAGCAAAGACATAGTTTTTTCTTCCCAGATCAACAACCTAGCAGGACATCTTTCAAGTCTTGATAAAAAATGGTGGAGAGATCCCAACGATATCAACAAAGGGTTAACACACATCATGTCGCGACCATATGCTTTGTGCTGATATGAGTTAGAGTCAAAGGCACCGTCCTGTGTTTAAAAGGGTTCACTCATCGTCGTCCCTTCCCCACGAACATACTCATCCTGTAGCCAGCAGGCACGCCCGGATAATGGGTGTAGCGGCCCGGGGTGGATCTCTCCCCTAACGGTTGGGGTATGGCTGGCTAAGCCGTTCTTTCGCTCACGCCTTTGACTCTAACCCACGATTGGTGCGACTGGCCAGAATCGAACTGGCACGCCCGAAAGCGAGAGATTTTAAGTCTCTTGTGTCTACCGATTTCACCACAGTCGCTTGGTGCCCCAGGAGAGACTCGAACTCTCACGCACTAGGCACCGGTTCCTAAGACCGGCGTGTCTACCATTCCACCACCAGGGCACGGTGTATTCTCTGATTATACAGCAAAGAAAAAAAGAAAACAATCAAATTGGATGGGAAAATACTAAAATAACCAATCACAGGATTTGCTGAAAGTGATCATGTAATAGCATCCAAGAAATTCTCCGGTATAATAAAGCACGACCATCAGCAACGCCATCGCTGCTATTATGAATTTTTCTTGCATGACATTTTCCTTGATTGGTGCCGACTCCTGGAATCGAACCAGGTTCCCGGGCTCTTCAGACCCGTGCTGAAATGACCACACTAGCTCAGTCGGCAAATTATTTTTTGGGGTGAAGGACGAGAGTTGAACTCGCTCTACCTGTTTCACAGACAAGTGTGCTGAACCGTTACACTACCAACACCATGGGAATCTTCTGTTGGCCTCGCTGCCCAGAATCGAACTGAGATCTTGACCTTAGGAGTGTCGTGTTCTATCCGTTGAACTACAGCGAGATCAAGCCCAAGTCATCACAAACAATAATCTATCTTGATCCCATCTAAATCCCACGCCGATTCGGTGGGTGTAACCAGAGTCTGCCCATGCCCAATGGCTGAAGTGTGGCCCGACATTGAGCAACAGCCAATGCTCTATCGTCTCCACTCCTTGTACCCAATCGAGCTGATCTCGATCAGTCATGGGCCAAGGTACCGAAGCCAAATGATCAAACCCAGAATGTTCGACCAACATGCGCATGCAAATATTTATTGGTCCGAGTGGAGAGATTCGAACTCCCGACCCTCTGCTCCCAAAGCAGATGCGCTACCAGACTGCGCTACACTCGGATGGGTTGGTGCCCCGGCGGTGAATCGAACACCGGACTCATGCTTACAAGGCAAGTGTTATACCACTTAACTAACAGGGCCGGACCATATAGAAACACACTCATTGACGTTGATCTCAAATGTGTTTTTATATGGTAGGGGCGGGGAATTTCGAAATCCCGACTCTCTGGTTAAAAGCCAGATACTCTGCCTCTGAGTTACGCCCCCAGAAATTTACCACTCTTGTCACTGGACATGACAGTCTCTCCTTTGAAAAAATGTATGGCTGGGGATGATGGACTCGAACCACCGAATGCCGGAATCAAAATCCGGTGCCTTACCAACTTGGCGAATCCCCAATGTATGGTGGAGCCGACAGGGATCGAACCTGCGACATTCTGCTTGCAAAGCAGACGCTCTCCCAACTGAGCTACGGCCCCATATTTTAGAACATGGCCCGACCGGAGGGAATCGAACCCCCATTATGGGCTTAGAAGACCCTTGTATTATCCATTATACGACGGTCAGATTGTTTGGTGCGGGATCACGGTTTCGAACCGCGGACCCTCTGAATGTAAATCAGATGCTCTACCCCTGAGCTAATCCCGCTTTATATTTTTATTCTGGAGCGGGTAGTCGGATTCGAACCGACGGCATTTTCCTTGGCAAGGAAACATTCTACCCCTGAATTATACCCGCATCGTACTATTTGACTTTATTGAGATACTCTCGACCATAACGGCCTTCCTGCAATTCCAACAATGCTGTTACCACAGGCAATGCATGACTGGTCAGCTGGCTTTCTTTGTGATGACGAGAGATTTCTCTGGCTCTCGCTGATGCCATAAGGATCATGTCATATTTGTTGCCGGCATTTTCTGAGCAACGTTGTATGTCAAGCAATGGTGTGCGACTGGGTATGAGTTTGTTAGACATGTTGTTTCCTTTGTGTGTTATTTTAAAATGAATCCGATTCTGTCACCGCATCTGCTTTCGTAAAAATTTTCTTTCCAGACTGGCACAATCTCTTCACTGTCATGGTTGCTAAAATCATCATTGTAACGCAGGTGTGCTTCGATTACTTTGTCGCCGATCACTTCTACATTAAACCACTCATATCTGTCGGCCACTTGTTGCAGGCTGGGTGGAAGATCAAATGTGTCTGAGATTTTTTTCCATCTAGAAAATCGATCTAATCTTTCGGGATCGTCCCGGAACCCTTCTGCTGCCAAGGTCTGTTTGCCATAATTATAATCAAAGGTCATGTGCCTACCAAAAAACAGTTCGCACCAAAAAAATCCATCTGGCACTTGGCTTTCATGATCTATGTAGACTACACCAGCACCGCGGCTCATCATCCTGAAGTTCACACAAGGTCTCACGATGTATCGTCCAGGTCGGGGCGGTACAGTTCCTGCGGGGCCGCAATCGTAACCCAGGCTCTTGGACAGTATGAATTTGTCATAGATCCAAAGATCTCTTGGCTGGATAAAGTCTAAAACATCAATGTCGTCCATGCATGCCTCAATTTGGAGCGGCGAGCGGGAATCGAACCCGCGCGATCAGCTTGGAAGGCTGAAGTTCTACCATTAAACTACCGCCGCATTTATTTGAATCTTGGTCCTGCTACCCACCCCACCAAACTCATTCGCTGACCCGACGTCACTGGTGTGACTTCGTGCAACACCCAGCTGGGAAAAAATATCAATTTTCCTCTTTCTTTTGGCGCTACGGTTGGCTGTTCTCCAAAATAAAGTTTCAAGTCACCGCCCTCATAGTCGTTGGGATTTGATAATTGTAAAACAAAACTCAATTTTCTGCAACCACCTATTCGCTCACCTATGTCGAGATGTGGACCATACTTTCCATTCGCTTGCCCAAAATACTGAGTAAATTGTAAATCTTCGATGTGAGTGAGGTCATAATGGAAATATTTGTCATTTACTGTTTTGATGTTCCAGGTCAAGGTGTTGTAGATCCAAGAACAGTCTGGGTCAGTGGACTTTAACCACGCGATATTACTGAGCCTATGACCTGGCGAGGCTGCGATCGCCTCGCCAGGTATGCCTGGCATTGACCGCCCTAGGTCAATGATTTTATCAAGTTCGTCGTTGGAAAACATGTCGGCTCTCCAAGTCCAGAACTTGTTGTCGGGTGGCGGATCTAACAGCCAGGTCATTGTCAAGCCACTCGTGTGATACTCTTTAGACGATCGGCAGCATAACTGGCCGCGAAGGCTCTAGGCTTGACCATGGGTATCACATTGCATGTTCCACGTATGTAACCAATAGCTTGACCAATCACACAACTCGATCCGTGCATTTCGTCGGGGTTGATGTCAAGATGCACTTCCACTTCACGATCTTCCAATGCCGGGGCAAGCCGTTGGAACATTTCTGATACACGGTACACTTCGTTCATGAGCCGCATGCTGGGACGATCGGCTTTTTGATCGTAGTCTCTTTCTCTGGAAACTTCTCCAAAAATCTTGCAACCGTGGCGCCCGCCGATGTGCACCACTATGGCCACTGTGTATTCGGCCCACCATACTTTGTCAGACTTGTAGCGTTCTGAGTCAGCGCCGAGATAGACACGAGTACCTGGAGGTTGAGCTTGTATGAATCCTACCACTTGATCGATGTCAATTTTCATGATATCCCTTTGCTGTATTTACATTGACTCTTGGCCGGTCCGGCAGGATTCGAACCCACGACCTCCTGTTTCGAAGACAGGCACTCTGTCCAACTGAGTTACGGACCGCCGATGGTGGAGAATGTGGGATTCGAACCCACGGTACTGGTTACCCAATACGACGGGTTAGCAACCCGCTGCCTTCAGCCTCTCAGCCAACTCTCCAATTTGAAAAATATGATGGTACACCGTAGGGGAATCGAACCCCTCTTACCTGCGTGAAAGGCGGGTGTCCTAACCGATAGACGAACGGTGCCTAGTACTTTAGTACAACTAGATTCGGTAAATAGCTAAACAATGCAGTTACAATTTAATAAAATACGCGATTTTGTTTATTCTGTCAACCTCGATGTGCAGGTCGACCATGCCACTGTTTCAACAGCCCTAGAAAAAGAAACTTGGATTCCAGATCGGGCGGCCTACGGACAGGCCGATTTCGCGAGCCGATACTATCTTGAATGGAATAAAATTTCTGGTCCTGTGCTACGAGATCTGCAAGGTTGGGCCTGCTCGGACTCGTTCCGTAGGAGCGTGATCGATCAGCTCTACAGCGAACCTACTTTTGCCGAGTACTGGAGCATTGATCCCGAAACCATGTTTGGCATCACGTCAAGCTCGGGTCAATTCCTCAAAGATTTACCGGGATTCGGAGCCGGAATACACCTTGATAATCGATTACAAGTCGCCTCGGGCATGATCTATTTCATCAATGGCGACGACGAAAATCAAAGCACGGTTTTTTATCGCGACCAAAACAAACGCTCACCGGCAAGGATACCCACCGGTCATGGTCGAGGTTGGATCGCTGCCAACATGCACGACAGCTGGCACGATGGATGGAATCACAGTGATCAACCGCGCTACAGCATGATCTTAAGCATTGGTCTCAGGATCAATTAAATCTGGCTACGGCGGAGGGATTCGAACCCCCAACATACAGTTTTGGAGACTGTCGTTCTGCCAGTTGGAACTACGCCGTAATGTCATTGGAGGAAGAGGTGGGATTCGAACCCACGGACCCTTGCGAGCCGCTGGTTTTCAAGACCAGAGCCATAGACCACTCGACCACTCTTCCATTATTGGTGCCATGCTCTGCTTCGAAACAGAGCTCTCGTTGCAGTTTGAGAGGCTTCGTGGCTAGCATCGAGAGGCCGTCCTGCCACAGCGTAAGGCGACGCTGTGCATCTTGGTGCCCCTAATCGGATTCGAACCGATAGTTATGACACTCCTTTTGAGAGAGCCGCCTTTACCAATTTGGCCATAGGGGCATTGGTGGTGATGGAGGGATTCGAGCCCCCGATCTTCCGCGTATGAAGCGGCTGCATTCACCAGCTATGCTACATCACCTTATTGTGCATTGTCTTTGATCCATTGCCAACGTTCTTGTTGAGTCATGGTCGTTCTCCTTGTTTATGGTGCCTGTTCGTGGGTTCGAACCACGGACCCCCGCGTTATCAACACGGTGCTCTGACCTGCTGAGCTAAACAGGCATTGGTACTCCCACTCAGATTCGAACTGAGATCATCCCCTCATCTAGAGGCATCGCCGGAGTATAAGGCCGGAGCTTTACCATTAAGCTATGGGAGCAAATTGGAAGTGAGAGTGGGATTCGAACCCACGGTTGTGCTGCTTTGCAGGCAGTTGCCTTGGACCGCTCGGCCATCTCACTGTGTTTGGCTGTCCAGGCTGGGCTCGAACCAGCGACAGGGTGATTAACAGTCACCTACTCTACCTACTGAGCTACTGGACAATGAAACTTGGCGGTCCCAAGGGGAATCGAACCCCTCCATCCGCCGTGACAGGGCGGTGTACTAACCGATATACTATGGGACCAAAACTGGCTAATTCAAAAGATATTCGTTATATTTCTCCCCACCAATATTGATTTGTCCTTTTGTGGTCAATACATTATGGGGTATCAGTGCTTGTTTTCCTGTGACAAGATGATGTAAAAAAATCAAATCCCAATTTTGTTGTTGGATAGTCTTGGATGGTTTATTGAAAGACATGTTTCCGCCCTTGACGTCGGCATTGAACATCATTATTCCACTTTCTTTGAGTTGGTGCGATGTCTTGACTTGGACTTTTTTGAGAATTCCGTCCATTTCCACAATCAAATCCCAATCAGCACTATCTGTCAAAGGAAGTGCTACATCATAACCTTTTGAAGTGAAATAGGCAATCGCTTGTCCTAATCCAGCATCACCTTGCTTTTTACTATTTTTGAACATATCAGTCTCCTTTGTTTTATTTAGCGGACTGATAGTCTGTTATATTGGTGGGTGCCCACGGATTCGAACCGCGAAGGCCAAAGACAAGAGATTTACAGTCTCCCCCCGATACCGTTACGGGACTAGACACCCAAAAATGGCGGTTCTTGTGGACTTTCACCACACTCTTGCAGTCTGAGAGCTTTACCAGTGTCCCGTATCGTCACCGGTCAGGGCTATTGTCGGGGGTTGCATGACGACCTAGTCTAGACATTGCGTGTGACTAGCACGCCTGTTTCCATCCTGTCCATCACTACCTGGCAGGGAACTGAGAGCTCAGAAGGAGTACCTTACCGGAGAACCATATTGAAACACACTGATTGAACCATTACCTCTTTCGAGTCCGTCCTTACCGTCGGGCGTTAAACAATGTGCTTCAATATGGCACCACAGAACACAGTCTATACGAAATGTGTTTTGTGGTCAACCATAGACAGGATCGTGTCCTGCCCCGGAGTCTTACTGGTGCCGTTTCCGCCAGCACTGTCATGTATCCGGTCCGCCCGTTCGTCTTTTTATTCTACGCTGACTTGGCCCTCGTTGCCTGGCGTATAAAACAAAAAACCCTGGTATCTTTCGATCCAGGGTCCCGGTAGTTTGAACTGATTACAACTCGATCTACTCGGACCCTCCATGATCACTATTCTCAATGGCACGGGTATATCCAAAAGAGGGCCATAGTGTTAGGCCGCCCTGTGCTGGACATGCATGCATCTTCGATATGAGTGATAAGTGTTGAGTCATCATAGTATCTATTGTATGAGTTTATTTATACCTTGTCAACGGCTTTTGGAAAAAACCCTACCAAAAGTAGGGTTTTTGGTTTAATTGCGTATGATGTAGTCAAATGCTCCTAGTGCGGCAGTGGCACCCGATCCCATGGAGATGATGATCTGCTTGTAAGGCACATTGGTGCAGTCGCCGGCAGCGAACACACCCGGCATGGTGGTGGCACCATGACCATCCACGATGATCTCGCCGTAGCGTGTGCGGTCCACTGCACCCTCCAGCCAGTCAGTGTTGGGCACCAGGCCGATCTGGATGAAAACACCTTCCAAGGCCAGATGCTGGTTGATGCCAGTATCTCGCTCAGTATAAGTGATGCCCGTGACCTTTTCTACTCCGGTTATCTCTGTGACCTGCACATTGGTATAGACGGTGACATTGGACAGACTTTTAAGACGATTCTGCAACACTTGGTCGGCTTTGAGTTTGGGCATGAACTCAAACACAGTGACATGCCCAACGATACCAGCGAGATCGATGGCTGCTTCCACGCCCGAGTTACCACCACCGATCACTGCCACATGTTTTCCTTTAAACAAAGGACCGTCACAGTGTGGGCAGTAAGCGACACCGCGGTTCTTGAACTCTTCTTCGCCAGGCACGCCGAGATTGCGCCATCTAGCACCTGTGGCAATGATCACTGTCTTAGACTTGAGGGTGGCACCTGACTCCAGTTCTACTTTGATCTGACCGTTTTTCTCGATGCGAGCAGCTCGTTGCAGGTTGAAGATGTCTACAGGGTACTCCTTGACATGTTCTTCGAGACTGGCAACGAGTTTTGGCCCTTCGGTGTATTTCGTGCCGATTAGATTCTCAATGCCCATGGTGTCCATGACCTGTCCGCCAAAGCGTTCAGCAACGATGGCAGTGCGGATGCCTTTGCGAGCAGCATACACAGCGGCCGCGGCACCAGCGGGTCCGCCACCCACCACCAAGACATCATACTCGCGGCCATCGATGTCTGAGACATCTGCGGCACTGCCCAACCGGGCCAAGATCTCTTCTACGGTCATGCGGCCTGACCCAAAGGCGTCACCGTTGAGCCATACACTGGGAACTGCCATGATGTTGCGATTGGTGGCTTCTTCTTGGAAAGCCGCACCGTCGATCATCACATGGGTGATGTTGGGATTCAACACTGCCATGGTGTTGAGTGCTTGTACCACATCAGGGCAGTTATGACAAGTGAGACTGATGTAAGTTTCAAAACGATATTCGCCGCGCAGAGCCTTGATCTGCTCAATGATCCGGTCGTCGATCTTGGGTTTCCTGCCACTGACCTGTAGCAAAGCCAATACAAGACTAGTGAACTCGTGTCCAGTGGGCACACCTGCGAAAGTGATCCTGTCTCCTACACGGAAACTGGGAGTGCGTGGCAGTTGCCCGGGCTCGATGGTGATGAGGTCTGTCATGCCAGCAATCTCATGCAAGAGATCCAACATGGCTTGGCTGGTCTCGTCTACACCTGCTCGCACGGTGATGGCAACAGGTCCTTCCAGTAGTCGTAGATACTGCTCAAGTTGTTGTTTTATTGATTGTTCTAACGGCATTGATTACGCTCTTCCTGATGCTAACACAATGTGACAGATATGCTCTAGTCTTTCTATATGTTCAAACGCACGCCAAGGTGTAGTGTCCACGGCTACTACACCGTGTCCTTTGATACCCACAATATCGTAGTCAATATTACCTTCTCTGTCTAATTTTAAAGCACGATGACATTCATCAGCCAATTCCTGACTTATAGGAGGTACATCTCCTACATTGGGCGCCACTCGAGTGTATCTACTGAGTTCAGGAAAGTCTTGAACCAAATCCTGTAGCACTATTCCTCGATGCATGGCAGCCACGGTATAGGTAGGATGGAAATGCATGACTACTCGAATATCGTTTCGATGCTGCCCCATTTCTCGTTGTAGACCAAAATGCAGTGGCAACTCACCACTGGGACGAAGATTGCCACTGAGATCATCCTGTTCTATCGCTTCGGCATGATCCCCCACGATACGCATTTTTTTAAACATATCGTACTGCATTTTCTGTTTGCGGACACCGCTAGGCGTGATGTAAAAATGATCACGATCGTGATAGCGTATGCTGACATTGCCGTCACGACTGGTAATCCAGTTACGCCGATAGGCCTCTACCATGGTATCGCATATGGTTTCTAGCATGGCTTAGATTTTGCCTACGAGGTCCAAGCTGGGGGTCAGAGTGGCAGCGCCTTCTTTCCACTTGGCCGGGCACACTTGACCAGGATTGGCGGCTGTGTACTGTGCGGCCTTGAGCTTGCGCAGGGTTTCGCTGACGTCACGGGCGATCTCGTTGCTGTGTACTTCAGCAGTTTTCACGATGCCTTCGGGATTGATCACGAATGTACCACGCAGGGCCAGGCCTTCTTCTTCAATGTGTACACCAAAGCCACGGCTCAAGGTGTGTGTGGGATCGCCCACCAGGGGAAAGCGAGCCTTGCCCACAGCAGGGCTTGTTTCATGCCAAACCTTGTGGCTGAAGTGTGTGTCTGTTGTGACGATGTAAACTTCGGCGCCCATCTTTTCGAACTGGGCATAGTTGTCAGCGGCATCTTCGATCTCTGTGGGGCAGTTGAAGGTAAAGGCCGCGGGCATGAAAATGAACACATTCCACTTACCTTTGATGCTTTCATTGCTGACTTCTACGAACTTTCCGTTGTGGTAGGCTTGTGTTTTGAACTCGGGTACTGCTTGATTAATGATACTCATTGTTAAGTTTTCCTTTTTGTTGAGATAATGAAATCATCATCGATTCAAGATCGATGGACGATTTTTATTGCACTGCATGAATTGTACAGATATTTATAATAGAAATCAACTATTTTTTAGTGATTTTTCATTGTATTTTTCTATGGGATTCATAGGCACAACAAATGATCAACGACTAGCATCGTGACAATCCAACCGGTGGGAACCTACAATGTTCGCTATGTTTCGTCCGGATGTTTTAATTAAATATCGATGACCAAATTTTTAATTTATCAATTTTTTTCTGCTTGGCTCGTAATAGCATGTCATTGTCAATGACCCCACGAGAGACCAATATGTCGATCATGGCCAACACGTCTCCGATTTCTTGCTCAAGCATTTCTTTGTGCTCAATACCGGTCTTGTGATGCTGAGAACTCAATCCAAATCTTCGGCACTTGCTGATCTCGACGATAACTTCGGCACACTCTTCCTGGAGTATGTCGAGTATTTCTTGCGTCTTATCGTCCATGGATGATATGTCGTACTGAGTCCCAAAATGCCATTTTATCGTCGATTGATTTATGTGCGGCGTCTTGTGCTTCTTGATATTTGGCAGTATCGCCGTTGCAGAAGATCTCTACCAGTTCCATAGATGCTGGCCCGTGATCATCGGTGTCGACCTCGATGTGTCGGCGCAACCATGCGTAAAACTTGGGGGCTTCTTGCTCAGTGATACCCAACTGTTTGACCATGTTCATGTACATGCCCGGAATCACTGTTTCTCGACCGAACGCGAATGCGGCCGCGGCCACATGTGGTTTTCCAGATCCAATGAATCCAAAAGTGCTTTGCATGAATTCGCGGCTGGCGGCTGGTACCACGCTCATGGCTTCAAACAATCCCACATCAGGTATGCGACGGACGAACTCTAGAGCACCGGTGGGATCGGCTCCTACTTCTTGCATGGCTTCGAGATAAAGATCAAAATGGCTGACATATCGACCGTCGAAGCTGTCGCTTTCTTCTGCTACCATGATAGAGTTAATTAATCTCGCGGCGCCATTGCGAGTGTGTTGTGTAGGAATCCAAGGCACTGTGCTGGGTGCGATATAGCTTTGTAGGCATTTAACCAAGCTCATAAAATCCCAAACACAATAGACATGGTGCTCCATGAAAGTGGCCAACTGAGTTTTATCCGTCATGACATCTGTGGTCAACAAGGGATGATTCTCTAGTCGACTCTGGTGCTCGCGGATCGCGGTTAAATCAACAGCCATGATTTAGTCCTGGTTGTCTTCGCTGGATTTGCGCTCTCGTCTGGGCTGGATAGCAGCGGCCAGCTCACCTTCAATAAAGGCTCTTTTGATAGCGGATTTGTTGGGATGATTCCACAGTCCTGCCATCAGAGTCTTGACTGCGCGGGACATCTTGTAATTTTTTGTAGGGGTTAGCATGTGTCGATTCCTTTGATAGTAGATAAAAAACTTAACGCATAAAACCAGAAAAATTCACCGTACACAAATCTCGGAGTCCACCGTTGACTGTGACGTGCGGTACCTGGTCATCCCAGATCATTCCTTCACCGATTTCCCACCCGGCGCTGGCATAAAGAACACCGTCGACTGCATACTGGGTCATTTGTCCCATGTCAAATGGAGTAGCATAAACTACCGCTCGAACCATAGTTCCTGTTTCATTAGGAAATTCTGTGCGCAATTTATGGAAGGTATCGCTGTGCGTGGGAATCACAGACCCTGGGGGGATCACTATGCTGGATATGGTCTTGACGTCGAATCCCAGCTCTTGGCTGATTTCGTCAAGATCAAATTCTTGTACATTCCACCACAGTTGATGTATGCGTGTGTTTTCCAAACAATAACTGGCAGGAAAGTCTCTGCCATCTTGATAGATCTTGGTACCAATGGAGCTGACTTCATTGGTGCGATGGTCGGCTTCGGCAAATCTTGATAGGTCAAAATTTACCTTTATATTTTTTAACATTTCAGTGTTTTCCTAATAGCTTGAGATTCAATACAAAGTTTTCTACAGTGAGTTTGACGATCATTGACATCAGAACTGTGTCTCGGTCTTGGTAGTTGACATTTTCAAAAATTTCAACAAGATTCAGTGCTATCAAACGATAGGCTTCGTTTTCGTTGATGGCCAGCATGCCCCAATCTATGGGATCTTCTGTTTCAACTTCGCGTGCGATTTCGATCAGTTGATCGACAGAGACCTTCATCTATCGTCGCTCGCGACCAATTCCCTTGTCTGACGTTTTAGTAGATTTTGTTTTAGGTGTTATGTCTACACGTTTACCAGTGACCACCGACGGGGCTGCCACAGGTTTTGTAGGTGCTGCTGTTCCGGGTTCGGAACTCCCGCCGCCTTGGGGTAAAAGACTGACCTTAGGCATGGCTTCGGATTCTGGTGCATAGATATATGTGGTGTCAACTTTGATCAGTCCTTTCATGCTAGAATAATCACGGAAGTACTGAGCTGATTCACTGCGAACATCCATTAATAGTATACCATCAAAATTTGAATAGGCCTTGTAGTTTTCATATCCAACATTGAGTATAGCTTCACGTATATCATCGGCTGATCCGGAAATCAGCGCCTGCTGGTATTCGGTGTTGTCGGTGTGATTAAAAAGACCGTCAGCGATGTCTTTGGCAGTTGTTTTTAATAGCTTGGCGTCAATCAATGGACGTATGTTGTTGACCCATATAGCTGGACTAAGACGAGCAGGTACAGGACCTTCGGGTTTTTTGCCGGTACTTTTAGTGATGGCATCTACGATGGCTTTTTCTATGCCGGTCATGTTCATGGTAGCCTTGCGAGCATTGATCCACCGACCGCCCGACGAAACAGTAGTCTTGACTTCGACTGCTTGATCGCCTACTTGTATGTCTCCACCGCCAGATGCTCGACCGCTCCAGGCGATGTCGGGACTCAAAACTGCCAGTGCCACTTCTCCGGGGCCAACACCTTGACTCACCAACGAAGTTGATAGAGACTTGAATAAAGCTACATTAAATCCCGGGCCAACAATGTCGGCAAAACTGTGTCCGTTGCCATCTAGGAGTTTAGCGGTATCAACGATACCCTTGGGATAATCCTCAAGGAACTTGTTTTTTTCCTCAATGGGCGCCTTGATTTTGATCACAATTTCAGCGATCTTTTCTAAAAATCTCTTGGCATCGGCATCTTTGCTGATGACAGCTTCGATGCGGTCTTCAATGTTACCGGCTTTAAGGGTATCAATTACTTTTTGCAATAAACGCTCGTCGTCGGTGGAACGCACCGCGGCAACCGCCTGTGATTTAAGATCGGGGTCTTCGAAGATTTTTAATAGTTCGCGCATGATAGTGTATTTATTCCCAACGCTGGATATCGCTTTCCTCACAGGAATCCCCGTATTGTATCTCTACGATCTTACATGGTGTAGTGGACATATTCACCAATCTATGCCATTCTCCGCGGGGAACATGATGAGATTGATGTTGTTTTAAAACACGCGGTGGGATCACATATCCATCGGGCAGTCTTGCTTCGATCACTACTTCGCCTTCGGCAACATGCCAATATTCGGCACGATGTTGATGTCGTTGCAGGCTGATGGATTGTCCGGGTTCTATGGTCAATTCCTTAACTCGAGTCCCCGGAACTTCGTGTAGTACACGATAGTATCCCCAAGGTCGACGAGTCATTGGAGCTTTCCAATCTTCTAACAACCAAGAACTGGAATTCTTTTTATCATTGCCGCCTACCCCAAACACAAAACTCAGTTGTGGATCTTGCACGTCCATTTCCAATATATTATCAGCGGTTCTATCGCCACCATTGGCAAATATTATTTGAGCGTTAGAATAAATTGCTCTAACTTTTCTAATAGCATCTTTAGCACCACCGTCGGAATCATCGAAATTTATTACTCGATCAACATCATGTAAGTTTGATACAATAATTGCTCGTTCTTCCCAGGACATAAATTCTTGCCCTTTCTTTCGACGTAGCCATTCGTCGGAATTAATCCCAACAATTAGTGCATCACCTAGTTCACGTGCTGCTTTAAAATAGGCTATATGCCCAGAGTGTACCGGATCAAACCCGCCAGTGGCCAATACTATTTTTTTCGTCATCGGTATTGGTAAAAGTCTTTGTCGAGCCAAGGGTATATAAGATCTTCCTGCCTTAGATATCCATAGGTATTAATCGAAGTCTCTGCGCTGGGATGTAACATACCTTCTTCTGCTAAATCGTAGAGAGTGGTGGTCCTATGATCAAATGGTTCTCGGGTCTTGTACACCGCCGCATAAATCCATCCATTGGATCTATAAAAATAAGCGTCATTGCAGTCAAATCCCGATACAGCCAACATATGTACCAATCCAACTATATTGTAATTGAAAAAACAATGACTGTAAGATCTATTCACTATCCTGTTATAAACGGTACCTGAGTACTCGGGCACAGATAACACCAACATCCCGTTGTCGTTCATTTGGCGATTCCAGGTAGACAGCGTACGAATGGGAGTCATGGCATATTGGAAACTGTCGTGGCTCCAGAGAAGATCGATTTTAACAGGTGCTATCGCTTCTTCAAAATCTTTTTCGAGTACAACGATGTTACTTGTAGACGCAACACGTTCGTCTAACTTTGACGTATCTCGATCTACAGCAAAAACACGGTAGTTCCTGGGGTCCGGAGGGTCGTCACGTGTCTCAAGTGTGGCCCACCAAAGAGCATCAAGGCCAGCGCCACAGCCCATGTCGCAGACTGTTTCTATGCTGTCAAGAAAAGTGTCGTAGCCTTTGATCAGCTCTAACACATAGAGGCTGTGTTCGTGGCTTTTATGACTGCTAGTGAATGGTTCCATGATGTAGTGTTTCTATAACAATTTTCTTCTTGTATTTTTCTAATCTTATTTCAAATTGATAACAAGTTTCTGCTAGGTCAGTTGATGGCTCTTTATCAAAAGAATACCGACGGAGAAGTACCGCCCAATCTTCAATCTGTTCTCGCAACACTTCGAGGTCCACTGCCGAATCAAGGGTCGTACGAGGGCGGCAAAACTTCACTGTTTCCCACTCATTGAGTAAAGCCTGGCTCCAAGACACAAAGTCAGGAATCATACAGTGACATCCTCCATGCCGGCCGTGCGCAATCTCACGATATGTCCCAGCATCCACTGTTTGTTTTCCAGGCCTTTCATCATGCCTAACCACTTGTTCCGTAGCAAAGCCACTTCATTGATGATGGTTTCAAAGTCAATGACTTCATCTTCTCCGTCGACATATTTTTCTGCATCTCTGCTGGTTAATGCTCGGGCGTAGCTCTCGAGATACTTTTGGAAATGACGACGACGGATCTTCCTTAATTGTATATTTAAGAATTCTAAAACTGCTTCAATTTCCTGCAGTTGATTAAAACGGTGCTCGGTGATGCCCGGCATTTCTTTGAGATTTTTTTCTACCAACCCGCCAATCCTAGCATCACCTTTGGCCAATTGGAGTTCTCCTTCATAATATGATATGAAGTCGGGTATGTTGCCTAGATCTGCGACTATTTTGTTATACCACATTTATATATCCAAATAAGAAAACAGTGCTCGCCAATTGGTGCCACGTCGTCGATCTATTTCATCAAGATAGATCTTCATCTTGTCTATCTCTTTGCGATCGGGTGCCGTGGCATCTAATCTCGCTTTCATGCCTTCCATGCGCTGCCGAGCTTCTCGTTGTTCGAATGTGTCTGCGGGCATGGCTGCAAAAATCTTCTCCCAATCCGCTTGCCAAAATTCTCCACCAAAGATTTCAGGATGCAAATAACTGTATCCTGTGGCATATTGAAAATAATGACCGATATGCCTAGAGTCATTATTGCTGTAAAAAGTGATTTTGTCAATGAGATCTGGCATCGTTCTCATGGTCAAAGGAGTCACTGTTTGATTGACATTGAGCGTGATCCATTCCTGTTCTGCCGCCCAGGCAAAGTTTCGTTCAAATAATTCTAGATCCAATCCCGATCGTGTATATTCAATTTCTGGTCCCCAGGCGTCAATGCTGGCGGTAAAATCAAACCTGTGTATCTTATCCTCGCGACAGAGACGCTCGATGCTGCCAATGTGTTTTTGAAAAGCCTTTTCTGGTATACTGAAATTGGAAAAAATACCCAGCTCGAGCTCGGGATTGGGATTTCGATCAAATATATCAACCACACGCTCAACAAGATCATGTTGTATCAACGTCTCTCCGCCCAGCAAGTGGAGGCGTCTCAGCTCTCTGCCATTCTTTTCCAACCAACTATAAAATCGATCAAGATATTCCTCGTCCAATGGATTCTTGTCAACCTTAGCCGGAATCCAAACACCGTTGCGATAGAATTTTCCAAATTTAATGTTTTCCTGCTCGATCTTGCTACTGAGATTGGCGTTGCAATACACACAGGAAAGGTTGCAGGTATTCTTGGCAAATATTTCCACGATACGCGGAGTCACTCGTACCGCCATTGGATCATGATCCAGCTCAGGCGGGGTAAGACCGGGAATCTCTAGGTTGTGTTGTCGATCACTCCAACCACCGGCCTGCTCGGTGTCACGACAGTATTCACAACCATGGCCAGGCCATTCGCCACGCAACATGGCTTCGCGATCTCTGATCTTTTCTGGGAGATTGTGAAAATCATCGAATTGATCTAGTGCCATAGGCCATGGCTGCACACGGTGGCAAGAAGACGAAGCACCTTGGTTTAACCAGATAGTGCTCCACGTCCATTTGCTTTGACATGCTGTTGCTGTTTCAATCGGAAAGAAGTCTCGATCCGTGAAGATTTTAATGGGCTTGTTGATCGCCATCAATCCTCATCGTAATCGTAGTCTTCTTCGTCCTCTTCTTCATCTTCGTATTCGCCACCGTATTCTTTCATAGCTCGCTCAAGATACGAATCAACTCCGCTGAACTCTTTAAGCTCTGAGTCGCTGAGAAAATCTACCAACACACTGACTATACTGTCGGCGGCCGCTTGTCGCTCTTTGGAAGGAACATATTCCTTCATGATAGAATACAATTCTGCGAGTGCATCTGTGCTCATTTATACTTCCTCTAGTTGAGCAGATTCGTTGGGTGATTCAACGGGATCGGATTCACCTCGATGTGGATTGGCCGAGAAGTCAGTCATAACTCGATCAAGGATTCCTTCGTCGTTGCGTTCCCAGGCTTTGCGGAACTCTTTGATCTCCTCACCGTCTGCTGTGACATATTTAAGCCTGTTGCCGTCTTTTTGCAACAAACCTTTGACCTCAAACAAGTCAACACAACCGCTGTAAGGGTTCATGCCTGTTTCATAAGGAATCTTTACTTGCACACTCTCAAAGGGTTTTGCATAGCGTGTTTTCATGATCTTACAAGCGGCACGGATACCTTTGACTTCACTGATCTTGTTGCCGTCTTCGTCCTCTTTGAGCTTGAGCTTGCGCATGGCTACCACGATAGAACTGGCGTAGATAAAGCCCTGACCACCGGAGATCTTGTCATCGGGGTCAAACATGTCTTGGCTGGCATAGGTATGGTTTGTACAAACCAAACCAAGGTTTAAACTGCCAAACATGTTCACGCAGTTACGGACCAGAGCTGTCAACGATTTGGCTTTGCGACCCAGGTCTCCCTTCATGTCTCCGCTTTCAAATTGGTTGACGTCGGTGGGTGTCAGCATCATGCCCAGACTGTCGAGTACAAACATGACTTTGGGACGTTGATCCTCGGGCAAGGTTTTGTACTCTTTGACGAACTCTGAGATCATTTTGGCCACATCATCAATCATGGCCATGTTTAGTTTCAGCAATTTGTCCTCGCTGGTGTCTACACCAAGTGCGTGTAGCCATGCCTCGTCGAGTGCGTTCTCTGTGTCGATCAGGATCACATAGATGCCTTGTTGTTGTGCGTGTCGTACCAGGTTGCCGGAACAGATAAATGATTTACCTGCGCCCGATTCACCGGCGAACACAGTGACTTTACCCAGGGGTACTCCGCGATGGAAATCGCCAGAGATGAGATAGTTGAGAGCATAATTACCGGTGCTGATCCAATCAGTGGGGTCATTGAAACCCACCGAGATGCCGTCGATGCTCTTAGTGATAGATTTACGGAATTTGCTTACGTCAAATGGTTTGCCCATAATTGATCCTCATTGATAGAAACGGGTGGGAAGGATCCCACCCGGTGTGCTCTTGTTATTGCTTTTGACGATTACGGATCATCGCGAGGATGTCTTCGGCTCGTTGGCCACCTGCGGGTTTAGCGGCTGCTACCGGAGCAGTCGCGGCAGGAGCATCATCCTCGTCGGCGTCAAACGGAGCCGATTGAACAGGGGCCGGTGCGGCTTGTGCCACAGGCTTGGCAGCAGGAGCATCGTCGTCGGCGGTGGTCGCAGCGGTATTACCACCGGTGAAGCCAGCAGGCTTGTAGTACGCACCCCACTTGTCGGGATCATAGGCCTGACCATCTACAGAAGCCTCAAACATTTCTTTCATGACCTTGAGCTCGGTGTCATTGGGACGTTTGGGCAAGAAGTCTTGGAGGTCATAGAGGCCGTACTGCTCGATGGCTGCACGCTCTACTTCGGTCAAGGCTGACTCTTTGCGAGCATATTTGGATGTCGAGTAGTCAGCATAACCACCTTTGCTGGTCTTGGTGATCAAGAAGTCCAGGCCACGCTCAAAGTCGGTGGGCAGTTCTTCCATCTCGGGATCCATGAGTGCGGCCTTGACGATGTTGAAGATCTGTGGGCTGATCACAAAACGACGGATGGGATTCTCGGGCACTTTGTCGTCGCCGAGAGTGCTCTCGCGCACAAAGCCCTGGAACAAGTAGCTTTTCTTTTTCCAATATTTGCGACCCATTTCTTCGAGACTGGCGTCTTTGAACCAAGTACGCACTTCAGCCAGGATTGGACAGGCATTGGGTTCCCACATCTCGATACAAGGAACTTGTACTACCACGGGTTTGGAATCGGCTTGACCCTTGATGCCGGCAAATGGCAGTCGGATCATCGCACGTTCTACCCAAAAGAACGAGTTCTTGGTGTTGGCGTCGGGAAGGAAACGAATTCGGGAAGTTGAGCCCTCTGGGATGTTCCAGTGAGCAAAAATGGCGTTGTCGCCAGTTGAGTTACCGCCTTGACGGCTTTCTTGAGCTTGCAGTTTTGCACGGATTTCGGCCAATGTAGTTGCCATGATGTTTTCTCCTAAAAGTTAAATGTGCCATGATGTTACATGAGATTGTCTCAGTTGCACATACATTAGTATATGCTAGTCTATTTATCAAAGTCAAGAGAAAACTGATATTATTTTTGGATGCCAGATAACCATCTTAACATAGCCAGATCTGGATCTTCGGAAATGGATTCTTGCGCCGCTGTTGATGGTTGCGTTGCAGGAGTAGGTTGCTGTACTGGCATCTGCACAGGTTGAGATTCGGGTTGTTTAACTTCTATACCTAATTCTTCTAAGCGAGCGATGACATCTGGATCTTCCCAGATATTGGCTTCAGGGTCTCGGTCAGCCAGGTCACCTAGAATATCAAATAACTGATCATCCCCAACGAGATCCCGTAACACAGAAGTGGCCTCTGCATCAACTCCAACTTTGAGTGGCTTGCTCATGAGGTCTTCTAGCTCTCTGAGTTTGTCATCACTGTCAGGCAATGCCCATGTTCCTTCGGCGATTCCGTTGGCCCATGATTCGAATTCCTGTCCCATGGCAGTGTGTTGACTGTCAAGATATTGGCTATATGCCCGGCGCACATAAGGCAATGCTTCCTCTAATCGTTCGTCAAAAATCCTACGTGTAAGGCGATCTTTGATCTCATCTTCACCGATACCGCCAACACTGCTGTCGCTGCTGAGTCCCGAACCGGTCCAATAGAATCCGTAGCCGCGTGGGCCGCGCATACTCTTGAGACTCTTGCGGACATTCTGATAACGGCGCCGAGCTGCTTCGATCATCACAGGAGTGACATCATCTTCGAACACTCGGTTGCGTGTGGCAGAAACGAATGTGCGTAGAGCAGCCATTTCTCTCACTAAATCGACGATATGTTCGGCACGCTCATCGAACATGGTACCACCCTGGGCGATATGTTGCCCAATGGCGCGAGCACCTGTGAGGTTGGTAAAAGGTAGTTTAAATCTTTCGCCTTGAGGAGTTTCAACAAAAATACTTTCAATGTTGCGTGTACGACAACCGCGCTTTTCTTCATCAATGGTCGTTGCATGTCTTACGATCAATCTTGTTTCTCCAACTCGATCGTAACTACTGCGGCGAGTGCCATACATAGAGCTTTCACCAATGGCGATTTCATCAGCTTTGTAACTGGAATCTGATTTGCTCTGTTGCCGCAGATCATTGATATTGAGAGTTTGCCGAGAAATATCTCTGGTATCAAAGTTCATCATATTTCGTTTTGCGAACAATCGTATACCTTTAAGGAAATCAAACCATTCATCAAGCTGTGGCTGAGTTAGGTTTTCTGTTATGTTCTTACTGTAGTAAACTTTAACTGAATTTTCATCGATTAGACTCACAGTCACATTGCCTAGACTTTGTCCGTCTTGGGCCGAATAGTCAAAATTGATAAATCTGGCTTTTTCTGGATCCTGAGTGGCCTTGGCGTTTTCGTCACCGATACTGACTTTTTCAAATCTTGAACGTATTTTTTCAAACAATGATTCGGCAATTTTATCTAGTTCGCGCATGATAGTGTATTTATGTGATCATAATAAAAGGCATAGGCTCGATGTAATCGTCGAGGCTGTCACGCATTTTTTCATCTAGATTGGCATCAAATCCCTGCAATAACTGTACCATCCGTAATGCCAAAATCAAGCTCATAACTAGATCATCAGTTTCTCCGGGTTTGGCGGCAAAGCTCATACCATGTGCTACAAAAACTTTGAGTTCAGACACGAGATTTTTGCTGTTCACTGTCAATCGTTTGCTTTCAATTAATGTTTTGAGTTTAGCACACGCAGTGAGTTTGGGCTTGTGCGTGGTGTTGAATCCTTTGCGGAAACGCCGCACATTGCCGGCACGAACTGGTTCGCTGAGGAATGTGCCACGTATATTTTCCTCGCCTACTTCAGCGATGCTGACTAACCCTGCCTCGCCTAGCGTATTATTTTCCAAACTGTAATAGATGTCGTTTTCGCTGCCAACTATACCATATATGTAATCTGCGATTTCTCTAACTATGGCGATTTGACGTTGTATCACAGTTCTGTTGTGTTTCCACTCGGCCACCTGTATCATTGAAGGTATTTCTAGTACCTGAATGGCAGCGTTATCTCCGCCGGTGCCCAAACTGGGATCCAAAGCAATCACATATTGTTGTCCGGGTTCGGGCCTTTTATACCAACGTACTTGCCCTTGTTTTTCTATGGGATCTTGGCCACCAAGGTCCATGAGATGCACGGATGCGATCAGAGTTTCATCATAGATAACCGGTTCACATTCGTGTTCTCGACGGAATCTTTCTTCACCGATGCTGGCACGCTCTTGATTGGCCCAGGTGTCATCTCGATCGGGGTGTCGGCTCCATTTGGCTATGTAACCTTTAAACCCATTTTCTCCCAATGGTTGTTCGTTGCCAAAATCATCGAGCGTGCGATTGGCGCCTCGCCACAACAACCAAAACTGATCTTCGTCGCTGTTGGGGGTGGATGTTATAATGGCCTTACCACCGGTGGCCAAGGTAGGAGATATCGAAGTCCAAAACTCTTTGGCGATAGAGTTGCGCACAAATGCAAACTCGTCGCAATATAAAAGTGTTATCGACATACCACGTCCTGTTGTTTCTGTGGTAGTAGCTGATACTATGCGACTGCCATTTTCAAAATCTATGCTGCCTTTGTTATAACTTACTACGCCTGCACGTATGTGGTTGGGGCACAACTCATAAGCATATCTTATACGTTGCATGATCTCTTGCGCACCTGTGTATTTGTGTGCAGCGATTAGGATCGTAGAGTCAGGCTTGAACATAGCAAACCAAAGAAGATAGCCGGCTGCTGTTGTTGTCTTGCCCATTTGTCGACCCAACAAATTAATGCTGAAGCGATAGTTGTGATAGATGTCAATAAGTTCGTGCTGATAGTCGTAGGGATCGTACAGTAACCGACCTTTGGTCGGGTGTTGTATGTAAAAATAATTGGCTAGAAAATATTCCGGGCCGGTCACAGGATCAGCACATCGAGCGAACTCAACGATCTGTTCATTGGTATAGATTTCTTTTCGATGAGCAGGTTTGACCAGCACACCTTCTAGACTTTTGGCCATGCTAGTATTTAAGGATTATTTTTTACCGAAGGGATTTTCGCCTGTGAGCTTGGGCCGAGCAAACCATAGCCTAAACCATTCATCGGTTCCTGGTTGGATTTTGTGTTTTTTTATGTGCTGGGCTTTTTCTGCGGCTGTATGGGTGATATTAGAAGTTTTAGTATGATCAACAGTGTCTTTGGGATACACACCTTGACCAACTCCAGCAAGCTGCTTGAGTTCTTCCAATGTCATACGCGAGACTTTTTATTCTTTTTTGATTCAGCTCGGATACCACCGGCCTGCATCCACATAGTTTTTAAAGCACGTTTCATCGCAGGAGCACCAATCGACCCCCCTGCTGCGGCAAACGCTTCAAAATCAGACTGTAGTTTTGCTGCAAAATCATTAACGCTTGCCGGTTTAACCGGCTCGGCTGATGTTCCGCTTGCTGTTGTATTATTTTGATCGGTCGCTGCAGATTGGGCTCCGCTAGGTTGTTGGACCGATTGTGTATTTTGATCTGGGACGGTGTCTTGACCGGTGAGACCTTTTTTAAGTCCAGTCCAGAACCCTCCCTGAGTTGCTGTTGGCTGTGCAGTTGACTGCGTAGCGGGAGATGACACTGCCGCGGGCTGACTGGGCTGCACCGGTGCAGTGGCGGCTGCAGGATTAGTTGCAGCCATGGTTCCTGCTACTGCTGCGGCTGCTGCCTTTCCAGCAGGACTTGCTTGTGGTTGTTTTACTGGAAGGTTGGGTGCAGGTAACTTCATTGATGCGTATGACGATTTAATGACTTCGTCATCGACCCCGGCACTTTGGAGGATCTGCGCGATTTTTTCGCTGTCTGTTGGAGATCCTGCTTTTTTCCAGGCGGCACCTAATTTGCTGTTTGTGACTTTGTTTGTTAAATTTTTGCCGACTTCTGCGGCTTTGGCTCCAACTGCTTGAGCCCCTTGTTTAATAGCACCTCCAACTGCGGCTGCACCTTTTTTAAGTGCATCCATTGGACCTTCATTGACAGCAAGATCAAACAATGTGTTGATACCGTGTTCATTGAGATGAACACCACCGCGTGTTCTTCCCAGCGATTCATTTAGTACCCAAGCACGGACAGTTGTGTCACGGTCAATGTATTCGTTAATGGCTTTGCCTGTGCGGATCACGCTCTGTGTCTGAGGTGTAGGTTGTTGAGCAGGTTGGCTACCTGTGGCAGCAGCAACGGCACCTTGACTGGCTGCTTGTAGGCCTTGTTTGGCACCTTGTATAACGTTATAAAGGCTGTCGTTGTCTTTGGCCAATGCGCCAAGATCCACCAACATTTGCTTGTAATCATTTGTGTTTATTTCCGCAGATAATTTTGCCAACTTATCAAATGCCTGCACAGCCTGATCGCCACCTTTGCTGATAGTATCCATCAGGAAGTTGATAGTACGAGCGTCATCGGGCAATACCTGCACATCGATACCTCGGATGTTCTTGGTCCATTCCCATCCAGGACCACTCATGGTCTTAGTCGCGTCAAAACTAACATCTGCGAATTTATCTCTCATGATCACTTCTGCACGTAGGCCGCCAAGCCAATTGCCCAGCATTTCAAACGCTTTACCTGCAATGAAACCGAAGGCCGCAGTCTTCATACCCTTACCAACAGCCGTTGATAATTTTTCGCCTTTGATCAATTCTGCCGCGCCGCGCAAGATCTGACCAGCGATGGCGCCGCCTGCGGGGCCGCCTGCGAGAGAAGCAATAGCAGTCAACACACCAATGATGGCTGCTGACTTACCTGGATTTTCTTTCATCCAGGTTCCCATGGCTGTGAGATTTTGATCTAAATCGGGAAACTTCTGACCAATTGCGGTTTTGAGTTGTTCAAACTTCTGATCAGCAGCTTGTACCGGAGTGGTGTCCTGCAACCATTTGCCGACATTGTTGATGACTTGGTTTACTTGTCCCGGAATGTCAACTGCTTTACCAACCAATGTCCTATTGTTACCGGCGGCCACAGCACCTTTTTCAACTGCGGCAAATAATTGGTTGATTTGATCGGCAGTCAGCTCTGCTTCTGACAGAGCGACCAAGGGCGATAATGTTTTATATATGCCCTCGACGATGTATCGCTGAGGGGCAGTTAGCCCCTGACAAGATTCCGCTAGAATAGATTTACCATTCAGCGATACTTCTAACACTTTCATTTCGAGACCTTGATGCTTTCGTATTCTTTCATGAGGCGACGACCCAAGTTTGCAATAGGGTCGTTGTCTTCAAACTGAGTTGTACGCATGGCATTGTCACCGTGCCAGTTTGGGTTAGCACCTTTGCTCTTGTGTAGATCGTTGCCCGACGGAACAGCGGCATCAATTCCTGCGGTTTCCTCGTTGGGAGTATTAGCGTATTCGGGATCGCGCTCTTCTTCAACTTCCTCTTCGGCCATTGGGCGACCAGCAACAATGACCCCAGCTGAGCCATTTTTTTCGGCAGAAACCTCGCCCATGAGTCCGCTGAGCTTGAGTATCTGGGCCAACGCCACAGCAGAATCGCCTTGAGCCGTCACTGTGATCGACTTGTTGTCGTCGGCTGAATTATAGTTTGTAGACACATTGATCTCGGGTTTTTCAGCCGATCCGGTCTGTGTCATTGGGCTCATGGTGCCGCAGCTTTCCTTGAGACCGGCCAAGCGTGATAGTTCGTTCAAATCCATGTCTGTTTCCTGTGCAATAATTTCTTGTGTTTCATCAAGTCCCAGTTCAGCGACTAGACGTTCTGTGATCCACTCAAAAGGATCGCCGGTGCGTGCTTTAGCAACACCATAGGGCATCTCACCCGAGCTCATGTAGTAATCAAACAAAGCATCATAGAGATTGTCTTCAAGCTCTTCTCCTTGTTCAAAGGCCTTGACTTCGGCAGGAAAACGATCCAGGATGTGTTTTAATGTGTTGCCGTCTTCGTCGATGAGTCTTGCTTCACTCATGTTTAGCAATTTGCTTTTGCCAGTGAACTTGGCGCCGGTGGCTCTCTTGCTGCCTTTGGGACGACCACGTCCGCGCTTCTCGCCAGGAGCAGCAGGTTTTGCTTTACGACCAGGTTTGAGATTGCCCCATTCATCGTAGGCATCATCATCTTCCTCTTCACGGTCGCCACGATAACCGTATTTCTTGTGTATATTGCGATCGCTTTCGGGATCATGCGGCATTGTGGCACCACCCTTGGCGATGGCTTTTAGTAAATTGGTATCCAGTGCTTCTTTGACTTTGTAGGTTTTGCCGTCTACTTCGAATTCTTCGGCGCCTGCGGCTTTGGCTTTGGCCAACGCACCCGAAAACTCATTGCCTTCGCCAACGTCATCTTCTGCTACACCTTGCTTGATAGCATATCGCAGTTCGTCCATGGCTTCTTCACGACTGTCATAACCACCGAGATCTAGTCCCGAAGCATAATGTTTCATGTAATACATGCCTGCACCGGGGCTTGATTCACGATCGATACCTATTTCGCCCACGGGTTTACCGTTTTTCTTGACGATCTTGCGCTGCTGGTCAGCGTGACCTTCCGCCACATCTTGCTGGCGTTGATCTAGATACCGCTGGCGTTCGGCTGCGATCTTCTTGGCAATGGCCTGTTGTTCTGCAGGCGTGACTCTAAAATGTTCTACTGCTCCGTCTCTCTGCACTTTTGCCAAGATTTCTTCGAAGCTGGGACTATCGGGATTGGGATTGTCCTCATCACTTGAGAAATTGAAAACTAAAGGATTACCGTCAACGGCAAACACATAACGCTCTTCTCCGATGTCGTGATCCGTACCTCGGAATTTTACTCTTTGAACTTCGTTCTGTTCCTCATTGATCTCTTCACATTGGCAAGGCTCGCTGTCGCACTTGGGACAAACTTCGCCTTCGGACATGGTTTTGGCAGCAAGCTTGGCCTTGTCAACTGCCCGACGCTCAAGGCGATCCAGTGTTTCGTGATCTGTGGCCAACCACTTGCGCTCACGCTGGCGATCTGGATCATTGATGCCGCGAGACTCCTTGTCACTCTCAGCACTTTCCTTGAATTCTTGGAATTTGGCCTCCAATCGAGCAGCGATGCCTTCCTTGATGCTGCCTTTGGCCTGCACTGGCTCGCGGGTTTCTTGTACTTCTTCTTGCTTGGACTCTAAGCTGTTAAGAGTAGAGAGGATGGAATAGATCGTTGTCACTTTATTTGTCCTTATCTTGCGGCGCTCTTGGGCTCGGGTTTAGAGATTTTAGTTGATCCCACTGGGCTTTTTGTGCCCTGGGGAAGTTCGTTGGTTGTTTTACCGTCGGCTTTTTCGGTGCCGGCAACTTCGTGCTTGGTCGTTTCAAGTTCTTTGAGGAACGATGTCAAGCGTTTCTCGCCTACTAGATCTTGTCCCGACTCTGCGGTGAGTTCGGTTTGTTCAAGAACCGATCCTTTGGATTCTTCAGCGATGTTGAGTTCTTCTTGCTCCATCTGAGCTTGTGTGTACACACAGACCTTGTCACCGGGTATCTGAGCACGCTGTATGATCAGCTGACGTATTTGCTCAGTGATGGTGGGATAACGAACTGCTACATCGAATTGATAACACTCGCAAGGCCCAGCTTTAGGGAAGTCACGATGTTCTTGTATAGGTAGCCGCTTGACTTTTCCCACGGTCTCAACTTCATAGGCATTCAGGGCGTTTTTGATAGACTCCATGATTTCGCCTTTGGGATCAATACCGGCCAATTTGACTCGGAATTCAAAGAGCTTACCTGCTTCGTAAAAATATGTTTGGAATTTTTTCATATCCGTTCCTGTTCAGTGTATTTATGCTGGTTTGTCTTTTTGATCCCGCGCAGATTCCAACACCTGCCGGAGTATTTCATTGCGATCCAACACTATTCCGTGTCCTTGTATAGGTTCATCTTCGGGACGATCTTTATTAATGGTATGATCTAATCGGGCTTTACTGAGTTGCAGTTGTATCATCTTCAGCTTCTTGTCCATCTTGGCTGTTTTAGCTGTTATAGCATGTCCCAACAAGGTAGAGGCGGTCTGCAGGATCACTCCCGAATATCTGGGTTCCACATTCATTCCCAAATCCATGAGATCCTTGAATTTTTCTTCGGCTAAATCGGCAAGGTCGTCCATTTCTTTGTCGGCAGCCTCAAGTTCACGTACCATAGGCAGAGCCGCGTCAATCTTGTCAATGGCATCATCGACCTGCCGTATGATTTCTTGCTTTTCTTGTACCAACAACGACTCATTCCCGGACGACTCCTGTGCGACGTCTTCGATGGGCGCGAGATTTAATAATTCTTCTAATTTTTTAGTCATATCGTATTTACTCCGCCAAAACACGCGACAATAAAAGAAAAAGCTCCTATTAATAGGAGCTTTTTTCGATCTAGTATGATCTATCTGATATTAGCTGTTACGGATAGCAGATACCAGGCCAGCTGTGAAGTAGTCTTCGTATTTGACGTAGACTTCTTTGGTGGCTTCTTGGAACTTGGCTTTCTCTTCAGCTGTCAGTGTGACAACCTCGATACCGTCCTTGGCAGCACGCTGTTGTGTGGCAGCTACGTCAGCGATGGAAATCTCACGCTCGTGGCGGGCAGCAACAATAGCGGCATCAGCAACGACCTTCTGCAGGTCTTCGCTGAGGCTGTTCCAGAACTGCTCACCAACCAGGATCGATGTCAGGAACAAGCTGTGCTCGGTGTGGTTGATGACCTTAGAAACAGCGTTCTGTCCCAAGGCATAAACACGGGGGTATGTGCTTTCGCCGATTGCGACATCGGCTTGAGCAAGACCTTCTGTGAGTTCTTCTAGTTCCATGGGAACTACGTCAGCACCGACAGCTTTGAATGTGTCAATGGCAACAGGGGAGAAGCTTGTGCGGACTTTCATGCCACGCAGATCTTCAATCTTAGACACTGTTTCGTTACCGGGGATGATACGGAAACCACCCGAGTATGTGAAGGCCAGGCCTTTGATCTTCTTTTCTGCGCTGAGACTGTTCAGCAAGTTCTTGCCAACTTCACCTTCGAACACGCGGCTGGCGTGATCGTGGCTTTGGAACAGAAAGGGCAAGTCCAAGGCATAGAAGTCTTTGTTGACTTTGCCCAGTGTGATTGTGTATGTCTGGCTCATTTCGATAGCGCCGCTGTCCAGCAGGTCGACTAGGTCGTGCTTGCTAACAGCTTTACCACCGTTGTACTTGTCAGCGTACTCAGACAGTGTTAATACTTCGATGTCCAGTGCACCTGCGGCTTTTGCTTCGACTTCAGCGGCAAAAACTTTAGCGGCACGGATAAAGAGTTCGATAGGCTCGTGCGCAAGAACCCAACGAATTTTCTTAGCTTGTGACATTTAGGAGTCTCCTTAAACTTGAGTTGTATATACTATATTTATCCGGATTGAGAAGGATTTGGGTAAGATGGCGTGAAACACAAAGGTTTTATCGCGGGATTCTTATCCCGAACTTCACCTATTATTTACCTTTTCCTTGGTGGAAAATCTGATCTTCGGTCACTATGCGGAAATTTAATCCCTGCCCTTTGCACCAGGCTCGTGCCGCTTCCCATTTAGCCATATTCAGCACCACGAATGCTTGATCACGGGTGCTTTTTGCCGATTCCATAGTGGTTTCCTTCTTGGGCTTGACTTCAATCACATCGCCTTGCTGGTTGCCATTTTTGTCCACATAGATAATCAAGAAGTCGGGCACATAGATGGTGTTTTTACCAGTGAGAGGATTGCGATAGTTGATATGCACTGCTTCGCTGGCCCATTTAAGTATGTTGGGATTATTGTCGCAGAACTGCATGAATACAAATTCCCAGGCACTGCGATATGTGGGAGATTTCTTACCTATATACTTGTCGGGATTTTTGATTTGAAACTTGCCTTGCGCATACTTGCTCATGGTAAAATAGTTCTTTGTACATATTTGTTTCGCACAGGCTGATTGTTGATCCCCAAATAACTTGTTCCAACTCTATTGAGATTTAAAAACATGCAAAGATAAGCATTTAGCTTGTTTTTTTCCATGTTTGCAAATTCATTCAATATTTCCATTGGATCTGTGCCCTGAGCTTGACTGGTATAAACCACCGCACTGGCCAATGCGACCGCGCTTTCTCTGTTGTCAGCTATACGTTCAAAAAAGGCTATCAATGCGTCATTGACATTACCAGCAACATCAAGAGTTGATGTAAAGTAATTGTTGAAATAATCAGACAGCGGAGTGTCTTTTCTTTCAAAATTAGTGACTGTTGTTCGTAATCTAGCCATGATCGATTAAAAAGTATCGTTGATTTCCGGAAAGCTGGTATTTTGAGTGCTCGGGGGGTTCTGGGCACCGGTATCACTAACCGACTCTCCGTTGCTTCGTACCGCCCGGCCGCCGCCGATGCCAATGGTAGCCAATCCCGATGTGACTTTGTTTGAGATATTTGACACGCTGGGAACGTTGATTTTTGACAGCGGATTGTTTCCTCTCAATATGTCCATGCCTATGCTCTTTAGTTCAGCACCGGCAATGGCTTTGAGATTGGACCCCCTGAAGTTTTGTCCGGCTCTAGCACCTTTGAGAGCAGCAGATAAAAAGTTACCGTCAGCCAGATCTGTTGTTATTTCGTCAATGGAATTCAACAGTCCGCCGGGACCAAGTATGCTCCGAGTGCCGCCGCCTGCTGGGGTAAGAGGGCTCGGTCGATGATCGTAATGAAGATCTGCAAACCCGGTCACAGTATTCTTGCTGACCCATCCGTGAGAGTATTTCACTGTTTCAAATTGAACTGTCATTTCGTGAACCATGGTGGCATTTTCGCCATTGACATGGTCTCCGTGCCTGAATGAAGTAATAATAGGATTGATTAAGGTGTACTCGCTGAATCTTTTTTGATGCAGGCTGTAGATCCTAACTGCTTTCAAAAACTGCTGTGTACCAGGTTGACTGCCGGGATATCCTCGAGGGCTATAACCCCAATCTTGTGCTTGTCTCTCACTGTATTTGTGGGCGGCAGTGTAGACACTGGGCTGATAGTCGCTGTCGCGATAATAGTAACTGTAGTAGTCGTACCAGAATTCTCTAACGATGTCAGCTGAATCATCATGGAAAGTGATCGAGACTGGATCGTATTTGATTTTGCTTTGTACTACGTTGACACGATTGTAGGCATTGAGATTTTTGGTATCTACGGTAAACTTGGGCAACGATGCGGATTTGACCACCATACCCAATTCAAGCATCTTGTCTCGCGGTACGTTACTGATCTCAGCATTTATGTCTAAGGCCACATGGAATAGAAATCCGTATTTTGGACTTAGTCGATAGTTGTCATCGATGAAGATGCGAGAAGCATGGGCGTAGTCTTTGATGCTGTCGCCAGTGCTTAACTCTTTGAGAAATTGGTTTATGCTTGGCACAAATGTTTCCAGTGTTTGAAATATTTATCATAAAAAAAGCCCGGAATTTCCGAGCTTTTTGTACACCACTTGCTACTCTTGTAATTAAATCGTTTCTTCTGGATTATCCAGTTATGGTAGAGCCAATGGTTCTTGCCACCGCAGAGCCAACACCAGTTCCGATCGGACTCTGGATGGCATTGTCAAAGCGTATAGTCAAACCAATGGTCACGGGGTCATTGGTTCCATAGTTCATGTCGCCATAGTCAACTTGGCTGATCTGGCAGCCATACATCTCCCATGTTTCCAACACTGTTGGTTCGTTGGCTCCGTTACCGCCATCCAGCACTTCGTAGCGAAGTATGAACTTGTAGTCAATGCCTGAAGCTGCTGAACTTTGCTCCATGAAATCAAACTGTTTCTGGATCTGCTCACCAACCAGTTTGGCCACATTGCCAGCGGCGTCATCGCGCAGATTTACAGTTGTTTCTGCCCACTCGGGTTTGCCTTGCAGATAGACTTTGCTGTTATAAACATCGATGGTAATGGGGTTAAAGTTAACGCTGGGTCTCTTGATGTCAATGACCTGCTTGGTCAACTCAACTTTGGGTTGGCTAACACCAAATCCGTCAAAGCTGGCACGGAATCGGAATTTTAACTTTGGCATCAACAGACCTTGTGCGCTGGCACTTTGGTCTGTGGCTAAAGGTACTGTAAATTTTGTCAACGATGATACTGACATTTATATTCTCCTGTTACAGATATTTATCTGTGTCGTGGCAACAAACGGAGGGCCCAAACCCTCCGTTATATACCTATATTACCCGCCCAACTTGGCGATATCGCCGGGATTCTTCAAGCGGATGGGGATGTAGATGAACTCTACAGCCTTCATGGGCTCAATGGCGATGTCAACATACAGCTCGTTGCGTGTGATACGCTCGGGTGTGTTATTTGTTGAGTCACACACCACCAGGTAATCGTAGATACCACGCTTGGCTACTAGATCGTTCATGGCGCCTTCGATGATGCTCTTGATCTGGTCACGAGTGATCTTGTCGTTGGGTTCAAACAAGAATCCGTTGCCCACATTGGCCAATATAGTACGGATGTAGTTAACCAAACGTGCCACATTGATACGATCCATGGAACTTGCGGTCGGGTTGCGTGTTTTCTGTCCCCAAGCAACCAATCCCACACCGGGTAGGATAGTCAATGGGTTGACACGATTCTCGTAGAGCGCATCACGCATGCCTTGATTGATACCTGAGCGAACAAAACCGCCCGAAATAGGATTGATATATCCGATGTCTGTGGCATTATCAATCAATCCGCGACGTGTTCCAGCAGGGGCAAACCATGGGAACGAAACATTGTCATTGCGGATGAATGTACGCAACATCATATGACTGGCCGGAACCACGATGGTGTTTCCTTGTACATCGTTGGTGAGTCCCGAAGGATAGAAAACACCAAGATACGGATCAGCTGTAGACAGGCCATCACCGTTGGTATTATTACTCCAGTTTGCCACATCAATGGAATTTGTTGGCAGATACATGGGTGTGTCACCAATAACGAAGGCTGTGTTTCTGCGATCGTTGTTGAGCGCCACCATATTGGTGATCAGCTCAGGGAACCCAGGAGCTGCAATCAGGTTAAAGAAAAACTGATCTTCGCGTACCTGTGTGTTTCCGTCTAATGCGCTGCGCATGGCTTTGACCACCATGTTTCGCTGGGCATTGATTCCCATAAACGGTGCTCCAGAATCTTTGAGTCCGCTGACAGAAACCCAGGCAGCTGGCTCATCAGGAAGATCCGAAGGATCAACTTCAGGGAAACTGTCCTCGTTGAAATAATCGCCAACGTATTTCTTGACATTAAATCCCGAACGACGTGTGTTAAACAACAGAGTTCCTCTGGGGAATAAACGAGGATTTGGTGCATCCGGATCCAGGTAATCTGACGTCAGAAGACTTATTGTGCGTGGAAGATCTTCGCCAATTATGTCTGTAGTTCCATCTGCATCCCACCGCGCATCGGCAAAGATAATTCCGTTTTGGCTGATTCTATCAGTGTTATCAATAGAAGTCCATTGTCCTAGCGTGTTATAACGATACAGTTTAGGAAAATTTTCAAGATCTGATGTATCTAACCATAAATCACCAGCCGAAAGTGGTGTTATACCATCATTTTGGAATCGTGGCTTAGAAGGAGTGATGATCGGTCCTAAAGGGTCCGTCAATGTGAGGTTATAACCGCGGGCATCTGTGGCGACATTACGGTAACCTCTCCAGGCTGTTCCGGTGTTGATCAGGATGTCAACCTGGGTGGGATCACTGAAATACCATAATGTTCCATCGGCAGGTGCTTTATAAGGAGGTGTAAAGCTGTTTTCAACTAAAAATCCTGTCTCATTGATACCTACGTAATTACTGATCATTATTTCTGTGCCTAGACCAGTACCACTACCATTGTCACGAGTATTTGCTATCGTATATCCAGCACTAGTGAGAGGAGTCCCAATAGTGTTGCTCAAATAAATGACTCCGCCTTGAGAATGGATGATAACAGGACGTCCGTCGCTTAATACGCGAGCAATCACTTCAGGAATGTTTGCCGCTGTGATTGCTGTCACAAACTTAACAACATAATCTTCTATGCTTGTTCCGTTGGGTACAACCACGGTTGTATCATTCAGACCAGCGGTTCCCGACTCGGACGATCTGATACGCAGAGTACCACCAGTAAATCCCGTGGCAGTTCTTGTGACTTGGGATTGGCCGCTTCTTGTGCTAACAAAAAACGAAATAGTGGCTCCAGTTTCAGGAATAATATCATTGGTTAGATACTGAGCATACATCGACCCTTGTGCAATTCCGAATCCGCCAGCAATAGGATCAGTACCAAACAGAAAATCCTCTTCGTTATTGTAGACCGGTACAGCATTTACCGTCCACGACGACGACTCAGCTGCAAATCTCCTGATCACAAAATTCATACCGTTACCAACAGCCGATGTCTTAAAATACACGCTTCCTGTTGGACGAGGATCAGTGTCTCCCCACCGAGGCACATCTACGTAAGAACCATAGTGTACCTGAGGAGGATAATAAGTACCGGCGATCAATCCCAGGTCAGCAAGAGCTGTACCCGATCCATTGGCTATCAGGAGTTCTCCATCAATGTCTGCGCCATTGCTCTTGGCATTGTCTGTGACAAAAATTGCTAATTGACCATTGCTGCTGGATGCACGCACGCCAAAAGTATTTTCTTCGTAGAACACAGCATTGATGTCTGCTATCACTTGCTCAAGTGTACCACTGCCGGTGAACGTGATTGTCTGACCATTAATAGATATACTGTCGCCGGCAGTCACAGTCGGAGAAGTCTCTGTTCCAGTGACCGCGGGCCAAGTACGATATTGCCAATTTGGTTGCCCAACCCAGCGCCATGCATTTGATGAGTCTTTGACATAGATACGAGCAATTGTATCTCGTATTACTACTGCATAAGAACCAACTCGTCCAATTGAAGTTTTAGGTATATATCGTCCAAAACTAAAAACGGTATCGTCTTCGTTGGTTATTATTATTGGTTGTTTTTCGGTGAATACTTTGCGCTCATTGTTCCACTCGTAGATTCCCCACGATGTCTCAGCTAGATCCAGCCAGAATGTTCCTTCGTCGGGATCGCCAATTGGGCGTACCGATGTGGGCTCAAGTTCGTCGAGATTGATGTCTGCGCGGATGGCATACAAACGATTGGCTGTGGCCAAAGTGCTGTAAGCTGCCATCAAGCCGTATTCATTGAGTGGGCTACCGTGTATGGGGGTGCCCGATACGCTTTGTTTAAATGTGGGATAACCCAAAGCCGAAACCAACTCACGCTGGCTGGTAAACACTTGCAGTCTTCCGGCATTGGCTTTTGAGGTGCCAGTGGAATAACTACCATTGGCTGTTTTGTCTTGTGCTGTGGCCAACAATACTAGAGGTGTTGAGCCCACTGCTCCCGGTACATATTGACTCTCATCTGTGACCGAAAGTTGTAATCCTGGTGATATCAGTGCCATGTTATTTTTCCTTTATATAACAAGTTATGAATATTTATTGAAAGCGACCAAAATAATGGGCTTTACACTGCCCTTAATTAAGGTATGTGGATTAAATACTTGTATGAAAAACAGGAAATTATGCCCGATCTGCAACGAAAGACCAGTGGCCATCAACTGTCACGTCAAGGATCGAGTCTACTACCGATCTTTCTGTGATGCTTGTATCAGGAAGAAAAAATCCTTGCGGCCAAAGCCACCTCTGTGGTTCAAACAAGGATATAGAAAAAAAGACAGATGTGATCGCTGCGGGTTTAAATCTGTGTCACAGCGACAGCTATTTGTGTTTCACGTCGACGGTAATCTCAAAAATGCCGATTGGAACAATTTAAAAACAGTGTGTGCCAACTGCCAGATTGACCTGTTCCACAACGGATCTAAATGGTCTATGTCCCCGGTTGTACCAGGGTTTTGACGATCTGATATAGGTCTTCGATGCTGCTGTTGTTGTCAACGACGTGATCAAACTCGGTACCGATCCATGCCCATTCAGATGCATGCACTGAAGGATACTTTTGTGCCATGAGCTCGTTGGCATCTTCCAGCAACCATTGGCTGTCTTCATCGGTGGTATTTTCAGTGAGTGCGCAATTGTACCAGTCTGGGAGCTCACCGCGTTGTACCCAAACAACTTTACCCCCCGCATCACGGATGGCTGCGATCTCGTTGGGAAAACGGCAATCTGAGATCACTATGTTGTCGTTGCTGTTGCGTAGTTTGTTTTCTAGACTAGCGATCCAGATGTCATCGTGGAAAGCTTTGCGGCAGACTTCAGTGCCCCAATATTGCAGGACCCAGCGAGGAGTAAGAGTGGGCATCGCCAAGCGTTCTGCCCACCACGGATCTACCTGCTCTCGCCACTCACGAGCTTGGCGAGTGCGGCCTTCGAGCAGATCTCGATCCCAACCAAACACCGCTGCCACTGCATCTTTGAGTGTGCCGGCAAAGCTTTCTCGACGGAATTCGTGGAAGTTGACGAGATAATCCGCAACTGTGTCTTTGCCTGATCCAATAAAACCGCAAATGCCAATGATCATGATAGTGTATTCTCCTTGACTAGAGTTTACACTATATTATCATTGATGTCTATCGGAAACGGTTGAGTTTGTTGATCAAACGACTGGCTGTGTTGATTTTTTTGGTACGCTGTGCTCTGCGAGCCTGTGGTTTCTCAGTGCGAGCCCGGGTAGTCTTCATACGCTCGCGTTTGGCCACATCGATCTGATCGCTGCAATCCGAAACCTTTGGCACCACACGACCTTTTCTGGGCCCTGATGTACAGCGCCATTTCATTACGGGTTTCCCACTGCGAGCAGTGGTTTTTCTACGAGTCCATACCAACTTGTGTTCTAGGATAAATTCGTAGGCTCTCATCAACCTATGACCCAAGTCAACGGCATTGAACCGTCCACGTAATCTTTGAGCTGTTGCTCGAGTGCATCCATCTCGGCCTGTGCTTCACTCTTTAACGCAGAACCATTGAGTGCTGTTCCGCCTTGCGGACCTGCGATGGAGGCGAATTTCTCGCGGGCTTCGCCCACGATGCGTTTGGCGAAACTGTAGGCGTAATCCTGCACCCAAGGAAAAGTCATATGATCATTCAACAACATGATGTCGGGTTTGTAGTTATAGACCCAAAGCATCACGGTTTCACTGCCGGCTCCACTGGGCAATTTGCGCACCACTGTGAGTTTTTTAGTGGCGGGGTTGAATGTGTAATTCATGTACCCACCAAACATTCTCATAGCCAATTCTTGATATTGCGAGTACAGCTCATAGCTGGCAAGGCCGCCGACCCTGCCGGCCACTAACATATAGGTGTTGAGATAGCCTGCGGCAAATGGCTCAAATTGAGTGGCAGTATTGCCGGTGGCCGAACCGATGCCTCGTCGGAAAATCTTGCGTACAGCCATGATTTCGCGGGGCAATATATATTCTTGTGTTTCGGGTAGTAGTTCCAGGAATGCGTAACTTTCTTCCTGGCTATTTGATGCACGCTGGCGATATTTAATCAGGGCTTGATCAATGGCGAGATTGTAGTGTTCGGGGTCAAGCTCGACATCAACGATTCCGTCGGCCAATCGCAACCTGATGTAGTCGGTTATTTCTGCACGTTTGGCTTGTAGTTGTACCAGTTGGCTACTGTCAAACTCGATGGGCCCTGCGCCCGAACTGATTGTGGGATCGTAGAGGGTGTCTGCCTGCAATGCGAGATTGGCTGTGAGTCCGGTTTTTAAAGTGGCCATTTCGTGTGTCCTGTTACCAAGTATTTATGGTAACAGGACTACGATGCCTTACTGTGTTTTCAGTAATAAGATATCGGCGTTGATACGGCCGTTGAGTTTGGATTCTGTGGCTCGTATCTCGTCTAGGAACTTGCGCAATTGTACCTTGGTGGCTTTGCTGAATTCACGTAGTTTTTCATCGGGTTTGCGCAGAGTTTTACTGACACTGCGAGATTCATCGTATCCTGTTATGCTGGTGCCCTTGACGCCGAGTTCTTGGAATTGTGCGGCCACATACCTCCCCAATTTGCGAGTTTTGACATTGTAGATCCAAAGCTCTGATGCCCCAACGATATCAGATGGACTAATAGACATCAGTTTAAGTCCTTTGTCTTCTCGGAGGTATTTGAGCTTGGCTACTACCTTTTCTTTGCTGGGTGCTTTTTTGACGCGAGCCTTGCGTTGGGTTTTTTTGACCTTTTCAAAACTGTCGACATCGGCCAGCGCACGATCGATCCAAGACAATATGCGCTTGAAATCGGCAGTTTTGAGATGGCTGTATCCTTCTTTGAGCTGTTCGTCTTGACCGCTTTTGGCCAGTTCCAGCTCATCTCGTTTTTCTTGGAACACCGTGCGAACTCGGCCGATTTGTGCCTGCGGAACTTTTTGCACAGTTAAGAAATCATAAATTTTGTGATCGTCTTTGTTTCCAACAAACACTTCGTCGACCCACCCTTCCATTTCGCCCAACACATCGGCGAGTTTTTCATTGAGTCGATCTTGTATAGTGGGGCGATAGACTTCGGGTTTCTTGTCTGTTTCGGCAGGAGCATCGTCCTCGTTGGCATGCTCGGCCGCCGATTGTATCCAACCTCGTATCTTTTCCAAAGCATTGTCTTTGAGCGGCATACCTTGATCGTGCGCCTTGATCAGGCTACACATGGTCATAGGGGTGTATCGATCAGGGCTTTTTAAATAGGCTCTGGCAGTGACTGGATCAATCTTGCCCGAAGTCTTTACCCATTCGTTGACATATTTCCTGAGCTCTTTGACAGAATAAAAATAATTGTAGTAGCGGAAACTGTTGCGCAAATGGCTATCAAATTCTTCGTTGCTCATGCTACGGGCACGCTCGGCATCCCAGACCGGTTCGGACCCCATGTGCTTTTCATCAGCAAACAAGGGATTACGAGTGGCTTTGACACGAGCACGGATGGTCTTGCCATTTACTTTTACCATTTTTGATCCTCAGATAGTGGAATGCTGTTATTATAAAGGGTCTTGCATTATCGGTCAATGACCAACAGAGCCATTGTTATGTATTGCTCAATCTGGACCAATCGTTCGTGGGCATTGGCTTGCAATTCTCCCAAACGAGCTGTTGCTCGATGTAGCCTGCGACACTCAACCATTTCTTGGCTTATTTCGGACAGCATTTTTTCAGCCACACGGAACATGCGCTCTAGATCATGCCGCACACAAGGATCCTGTATTTTGGATATCTGTATCCAAATTTCGTTGGCTTTTTGGCGTAGTTCCTGATCCATAGCAACATTATATAGCATCTTGAGCCCAATGCCAAATCGCTAAATACTAGGTATAAGGACTCGAAATGCCCAGATTAAGCCTTTGGAAAGACGGAAAAAAAACCAATGATTACCGGTTCATGGATCGAAGGATCCATGAGATGTTTACCGTCGGCGGTACCGGGATCAATGTCCACAAATACCTAGGGCCCATTGACCAGGGTGACACTGGTGATGCTACCCAACCCAGCAATGACCCTGCTTTGAGTCGAAGTGAACAAAATATCCAGGACCTGTTATTCATTGAAAACCGTGATCGCAAATACGACAGTGATGTCTATACCATGCGAGGTATCTACAACAGGGGCGACCAGGACTTTGATCTTAGTCAATTTGGTATCTTCCTCAGTGCCGGTACCACATTCATGGTGTTCCACTACAACGACATGATCGAAACTCTGGGTCGCAAGCTCATAGCCGGTGATGTCCTAGAATTCCAACATCTCCGCGACGACCACCCTTTAGATGATAATGTACCAGCAGCGTTGAAAAGATATTATGTGGTTGGTGATGCCAGTTTCGCTGCCGAGGGATTTACTCCCACTTGGTGGCCGCATCTCTGGCGTGTCAAGCTTAATCCGTTGGTGGACAGCCAAGAGTACAAAGACATACTCACAAAAATCAAGGCCGGCGAAACCAACACCCCCATTGGCGAATTACTCAGTACGTTCAGTGCCTACGAAAAAATCAATGATGCCATCATCGAGCAGGCCGAAGAAGATGTACCTAAATCAGGCTACGATACCAGCACATTTTTTGAAAGATCAGATCGAGGTGACCCAGTCAGTGGGGTCACTGCCGACAATCAAAACGTCAAAGCAGATACACAAGCTGTCACAGCCGATTCAGGAGCCGTACCCCCGACCAAAAAAATCAAAGCTTACCTATCTGGCGATGGCCTACCACCCAACGGGGAAAGCATCTCTGCGGGTATTTCGTTCCCGGAATCACCATTGTCCGGGGACTATTTCCTGCGACTAGATTATCTTCCAAATCGCATGTTCCGTTACGATGGTCGTCGTTGGGTCAAGGTCGAGGATGTGGTGCGTACATCACTGACACAGAATTCTCCTGCCAACAAGACTCTGCGTTCAACCTTTACTCAAAACGTCGACAGTCAAGGAAATCTCAACACCTATGTAGACAGCACCGGCACCGAAAAGATTTCTCGGCAAAGTCTGTCTCGAGCATTTACTCCCAAGGCTGATAATTGATGTCCCAAGATCCCAATTTTTTCTACGATGGCCAAATCCGGCGTTTCATAACACAGTTCATACGGATGGTATCTAATTTCCATGTGCAGTTTGGCAAAGACCGCGAAGGCAATATAAGCCTACAGCGTGTTCCTGTTTTTTATGGCGATGCCAGCAGACAGGCCAGCCAAATTATTAGAGGAAACAGCGAAAATGCTTTGGCCAATGTACCGGCTATGGCTGTGTACGTGAGCGGATTTGACTATGACCGAGAGCGAGTGCAAGAGCCATATCATGTCAGCAAGATGCAGTTGCGTCAGCGACGCTATGATCCCGACACCGGAAACTATGACGAAAATAGATCTGATTCGTTTACAGTCGAAAGATTGATGCCAGTGCCTTACAAGTTGACACTGAAGCTAGACATCTGGACGTCTAACACAGAACAAAAACTACAGATCATCGAGCAGATCGCCACCTTGTTTAACCCCGCGCTGGAGATACAAAGCACCGACAATTACATAGATTGGACTTCGTTGAGCGCGGTATTTTTGACTGGCACCAATTGGGATTCTCGATCAGTTCCTGCCGGAGGCGATGAGCCCATCAGTATTGCATCAATGACTTTTGAATTACCAATTTGGATTTCTGCTCCAGCCAAAGTACAAAAACTCGGAGTAGTCTACAAAGTGATCAACTCCATGTATGATGCATATGGAAATATTTCCGACTCGGTGTTCGACGACGAAACACAGCTTGCTCGGCCAGTGATAACACCTTATGGCTACAGGTTAGTGTGCATGGGCGACAAACTCACCTTGGTGCGTAATTCCAGCACCAGCATCAATCTACAAGACATAAACTCAGCCGGCGACTGGAAATCATTGATCGAAGATTACGGTGATCTCAGAGATGGTCTCAGCGAAATCAGATTACGCCATCATGACAGCCAATACGAAGTGGTCGGGCGTGTCACTTATAACCCAATCGCTCCCTCTCAGCTGTTGTTTAATATCGACGTTGATACCGTTCCGGCCAACACCATGCCTCCGGTATCGGCCATCATTGATCCCTATACCGTAAATGTCGATCAGTTCGATTTGTTAAACCCCGATGCTGGTACACGTTACTTGATATTGAATCCCATTGGCAGTCTCAACAATATCGATGCCGCAGTGGTCTGGGGTAATAGATCATTTATAGCCAATGCCAATGACATCATTGAGTGGGATGGGTATGCATGGAAAGTGGTGTTTGACAGCCGTCAAGAAAGTTCAACTCAGTATCTGGTGAACTTAAATACTAACACACAATACAAATGGTACGAAAATCAATGGTCAAAGAGCGTCGAGGGAATATATCAAGAAGGGGAGTGGAGTCTCGTGTTGTAGAAAGTTGTGGGGCACTGATTTACTGCGTCAAAACTAAACGATATTTGTTTTTGTTGCGAGACCAAGACCGACACTCAGGATATTGGGGGTTAGTGGGCGGCAAAGTCGAAGACTGCGAATCTGTAGCCGAAGGACTCCGTCGTGAAATACGAGAAGAAATTGGATCTATCAACTACGATAAAATAATACCCATCGAAAAATTCACCAGCGACAACGAACGGTTTTACTTCCATACATTTTTGATACCTGTCAGTGACGAATTTGTGCCGACCTTAAACAAGGAGCATCGAGGATATTGTTGGGTTGAATTAAAAGATCACCCCCGGCCTCTTCATCCGGGGGTGTGGCGTAGTTTTAAATTCGATTCAGTGATAAAAAAGATATCTGCGATGGAACAGGTGTTATCCGATGTCGGCCTCGACAACGAAATCGCGCACAGAGATCACACGCAGATTCAATGAGTTTTTCCACTCATTGGGCACATAGGCTGCATCAGTTTGCCCAACCAACACAAAATCTACATCAGGGTAAGTGTCAAACACCAATTTCATTGCGTGCGCCCAGAATGGGTGCTCGTTGTCCATTTCACAGCCTAACAGAAATATCTTGTCGTGTCCATCAAATGCGGCAAGATAGGCTGCAATGGCACCAGAATTCCACGAAGGGTCCTGTGGGATGAGGTAGAATTTTCCTGGATAGTCCAACACATTTCCGGCGTTGGAGTACACGATGTGATTATTGCAATAACTTCCGCGTGCTATTTCTGCTGCGTTTTCGCGGCCCACTACCACTAGGAAATCACATTCGATGTCTTTGTAGACATCGTTGCAACCATAGGTCTGCAATTTTGATGCACCCATGAGTCCGCCTCGGTGATTTTTGATCAAGTTCATGTCAAAATTTTTGCGCATTTCGCCGCCGCCTAACACAACGGCCTGTGTGGTCAAGTGATTGTTGAACACATTGTTGGGAACCCACTCGCGTTCGTACTGCTGTTGTGTACCTTGCACGGTCATCTGTGTGGTTACTTCTTCGCCGGTGTAAGTGGCACGGAATTTTTGTTCTATTTTAAACATGGTTGGTCTAGCTCCAGATTATATACTATACTTATCAAAAATTGCCATCATGTTGTGCATAGTCCAGGTTATTTGTCAACTCACGTACCATATTTGTGATGCAGTATCAGGATCGTACAGCACAGGTGGTTCTCCGCCCGATATCATATAAGTAGGCGATACCGCTACTGCATTGACTAATCCTGCCGATATAGTTTCTCCAGCCGATAGTAAAGTAGTAGCGGTCACGGTATTGGATAATACTGTAGATAGGGACATGGCGGGTATATCGTTAGTTGCTGTGATCACCGACATAGATACATTAGCTAATCCAACCGAGATGGAATAATCAGCATATAAAATTTGTGATGATAACTCTGCTGGCATAACGTATTATCTAGCCCTAATTAGGAACATATCTCGATATCTTGTATCGGGCCCAGTTACCAATGGATAATATGATTCGCCGTCGACTGTGATGTTGGTTCCAGCAGTGTAATACTCGTTCATCCATGCATCGCTGCCCGATAGAGATTTAAAAAACCCTGGTAACTTTCCACCTTCGTTCCACCAGGTCCTGGCCGGTAATGTAGCATCATTGGTATGAATTCCTAATCTCATATAGATAGGTATTGCACACGGTACTGCTGCACCAGTGTTAACATCAACTGTAGGCCAATATCTCCAACCCAAGGTAGGGGTGTTAGTGGTATCATCTGAGTTTTCTCGATTACGCAAAAGAAAACTCATATTTGCACATAATCTAAAAAGAGGTGATCCTTGACCGTCCCCGCTGACTCTTATATAGGAACTAGCGTCGTTGGTCACCCATTCATTATATTGTGTGGTGTGCGTGATAAAATTCATGTTGTCAACTGTGTGAGACCTGCGACACAAATAAGGTTGAGCTCTTACAGCATTATTGCCATCCTTGATCCTCATCCAGGCCCAGTGCTTTTTGCCAGTGTAGGTTTCGTAGCCCGAAGTGGTAGTAGTGGCACGCTGCCAAGGCCATAATGGAGTATGAAACCCTACTATAGGTGGATTATCATCATAGCTATTTTCCCAAGCATTGGTAGATCTTAGACCAAAATATGTCATCGAAGTCCAAGGTTGTATAAGAATAAAATATTGTGCTGTTACTGCCAACCACCATTCAGATCTGCTGACATTGGCGGTTTGTCCCCACGGGTTGATGCCCACACCGGTTTCGTTAGGGCGTATGCTGTGCCACGGCATACGTGTACCGTCTTGATATGCTCCAGTAAGGTTTACTGAAGCATAGCCATAACCGCCGCCATTGGTGGCGTCAGTGGTTGGTACATATCCAGTGACTTTGTCATACTGTTTGTCGGTGTGAGCCCCATGTATAATATCAATGAAAGGATAAGTAGTCCAGGTACTCCATACCTGAGGTTGTACTGTGAATTTGAGGTAAGGCAATTGTGCCTTACCTGAATCTCTCCAAAAATCGGCGCGATAGATACGATTTTGCAGGTTAGCATCGGTGTAGTTGGTATCGTCGAGATTATGCCCTTTGATAGCATTGACTTCGTCAAATTTAGGAGAAGTCTGCCAGCCGCCGGCCTCGTCGTTTGCGATAACACTAGTTATGAGATTGACATTAGTGTCATAGGTATTAGCTGCGGTTAATGGTCGTACTACCGGCGTAGATCCGGCGGCTGCGGTTGCTACAGCAGTAATAACTCGCATAAAATTATAGGCACGCAACTGCGAAGTTGATGTTCCTAGTGTTGGGTCAAATTTTACAAACATTATGAGTTACTCCGTTATCAATGAATAATTACTGACTGGCACAAACCTCTTCACTGACGAAGGGCCTGTATATACTGTACCCGGCACTAGAGAATCTGCGATACGGAATAGCCCATAAGTCGCTGCGGCTGGATTACCGTTTTCTCTTATTTTACCAATGACCGGATTTTCGACGATGGCAATACTTTGATTTGAGCTGGGAACACGAGCAGGTGTTTCATACACAAGATCAACATCGACTATGGTACCATAAGTAGAGGTACTGAATTTATAATAGTAAGGTATCTTTATAAACTGCGATCTTAGATCTACTATACCCATGAGCATGCTGTTGGCGTTTTGCTCTGTGACTCCATTTTTACCAAGATCAAAAATTCCATGTTGCAGTCCGGCCCCGGGCCAGCTTATAAAAAAGAATTTATCGGTTATAACGATGTCTATACCATTGGGTTGATAACTGCTGTTATAAGCCAATGGAACTGCGTTTAATGCTGTTGTTTCTCTGTTGACTGTACAAGGATAGTTGATGGTCCCGGTCTGCTGAGATATATTTACATAATAATCACCGGTGTTGCCGGAAGTTCCGCTGGACTGAGAGACTATGCGAGTTTGCCTCAACGGCACAGTCAATGAGGGATAGTTTGTGGTAGGTTCTATACGATCTCCTACTGCCAGTCCCGAAGATTTTCCGTTGTTGACGCCCCAAAATGAGGCATCGGGATTATTAAAATTACTTATTGATGCTAGATAAAAACTTATGTTAGATATCGTGATACCATGCACTACAAATTCTCTAGTCATTGACTGACTGTTGATCATGGTATTTGATCCCGCATTCCAGCCAGACGATAAACTCACAGTTTGTAATATAGGAGAATCAACATTGAAACCTAATCTAAAATAGTGAGTCACATCAGCATAGACATTGTGTTTTTTACTGTAGGTGTAGGTACCGGTGCCAGAATTGGCTTGCACTGAAGCATAAACTTCAGCGGGATAGGCACCTTCTATAGAAGAATTAGCCTTGTCACAGCCAGCACTGAAATCATTGACTGAAGAAATCTGTCCTGTGAGTATGGCATGAAAGTCGGCCATTAAGTTGGCCGCTGTGATGCTGCTGTTGGTCCTGTATCTAATTAACATAATTCTTTATTCTCCTCCGGCAGCCGGTTGGCTTTCGTTACTTTCTTCCGGCTCAGCTGGAAGTGGGGACGGTTCTTGATACTCAGGTGGTGCGAGATCCGCAACAAAAATAAAATCTGTTTGTTCTTCTCCAAGATCTTGATCCACATAAACAAATTTTTCTTCTTTTATTTCAACTATACGGCTAATAAATGTGTTGTTGCCAAGTATTGTTGCTAACTTATCTGTCACGGCATTGGCGTCACCAGACTCCAGATAACGATAAACTTTGCCTGAATGTTCTTCAAATATTTTTGTTAATAACGCCAAATCCATCAATGTCTCCTTTAAGGGGTGTACCCTTCGAACTCTAGTTTTACATGCAGGCCAATGGTACTGACTGCACCGGTGGCATCTAAAGTGATATAATCGGATGCCAACAAATTAATCGATGAGTTGACCATGGTCATGACCGAAGATCCTGATGCGATTTGCAATGTCAGTCCCGTGTCGACTCCGTTTTTGTTCAACTGAAAGGTGAAATTTCCACCTGTCACCGGCGACGAAACGCTGGCGTAAACTTTGGTGATCGTTATCGGTGTTGGGGGGTAATATCGAGCTACTCCAGTCACCGGAGGGACTACGTTTCCGGGCATAACGAGATTTATATAATTTTCCCGTCGAGGATTTTCTATTCCGCCATACGGAAGGGCGTTCCATGCTGTTGCTCCGTCGCCTAGCTTATACGCACGGGTATCGGTTTCTATGCCCATTTCGGCCTGTGCCAGCACAGGATTGGCGCTGGTCCACTCTGCCGCTGTTCCCCGTCGAAATTGTATTTGTATCGCCATATCTTTATTTATTGTTAGTTAGTAACTGCGCCGCCGTCAATTGCAGCGATTCCGCCATAGACGCTGCTGGGTGTTCCACCATCATAATTGCCCGAAACGCCGCCACCGCCTCCTCCGCCGCCACTGACAAAAGGATCGCCATTGGCAAAAAAGTAAGAACTTGCATAAACGCTGTTTGCGGTTATTGCTGAGTTTGTGGCCAATAAATTTCCGTCCAAGGAAAGATTTCCGGATATATCTGCAGTGGCAGTGGTCAATGCTGTGCTTGTTATGTTGCCAGCTGTCATTGTTGTTGACACCAAAAGATTTCCGGCGATGTTGGCTGATCCGGTCAGTGTTATCGAATCACTGTTGAAGCTTGATACCTGTATGGTATTACCGGTTATCACATTTCCGGTAATGGATTCCACATTGGCTATGGACTCCACTGACAAAGTACCCACTATCGAAACGGTACTGGCTGTGAGTGTGTTTCCTACCAGGCTTCCGACATTTACAATGTCACCATTGCCGATGTCCAAATTGTCGCCTACCGGAAGCTCCTGTATTTGCTCGGTATCGCTGTTGACTATGAGTGGTAAACGGTTTGCCATATTAAGTAATATTTATCGGTATTTCACACATCTATACTGATCAAAGTGGTACCACTCCTACCAACAACGGCTATCGTGGCACCGCTGGCCATGCGCACAGACATGGGCCCCCCGGATCTTCGTCCCACTCTCAGAGACGCTGCGCTCAGCATGGGATCTCCATTGGCAAAAAAATATGACTCGGCTTTCACTTCGGTGGCTGTGAGATTACCGGTGATTGTATTGGCTGAATTTGCTGCTTCTGCGATGGCTTCGGCTGATACCTCTCCGAATTCGTCGGTTTCAACTGTTGATATTCCCCGTTGTCCAACTATGATGGCTTTGGTATTACCTGTGGTGGCTGTTGGAATCAGTGCAATAGTACCTTCTGTGGCATCAGATTTGATCTTGGCGCCGCCAAGATCAATGGTGTTACCTGACAAAAACAAATCTCGCCATCGGCTATTGGCTGTTCCTAGATCGTAGACTTCATTGGCTGTGGGCACGAGATTGCTGCCGACACCAGTCTGCACAGTTAAAGTAGTGAAATTTCCAGTGCTGGGTGTGACATTGCCAATGGGTAAATCGTTGATGGCTCCGGTGGTGCTGAGTGCCCAGCCCACACCATTCCACTGCCAGGTCTTGCTGCCAAAGCTGTAGGTATCGTTGAGACTGGGGTTGGAAGGAAAGTTCAATGGCATATGCTATTTACTCGGTTAAAGTGTCAAAAATGTTGCCGCGGGCGGCGTGAAGTTGGCGGTGTATCGTGCAACACCTCTGGTGATACGAAGGTCGTCTATGTAACCTGTCATTTGTTCTGTGTTATTATCAAGACAACCAATTCTAATAATTGGCGTTGAGTAATTTATTGAATCGTTGTATGAAGATCCTTGTTGTACACCGTTTAAATATCCTTTAAGTACACCATTTGACCGAACATATGCTATGTGAAACCACGTATTCAGAGACATTGATGTACTTCCACGAATACGTTCTGCACCATTAGCATACCAAACAATCTGTCCTGCTGATTGTGTACCACAGTTAAATCCGTTGGTGCCTCTTGTTGATGCAACATGGGTTTCATAATCATAAAAAGATGTAGTGTATACCCAATATTCTAAAGTGAAGTCTCCTGTTCCAAATGCAGTGTCTATAGTTGAAGGCACTACCAAATAATCCCCAGTCCCATCAAACGACATTGAACCTGTACCATACTTCTTGGTACCATTGATGATTCTTGCATTGCCCACAGTCTCTAACACATTCTTACCGCCAGCATCGGTAATCGCAGCATTGGTACCATTCAGTAACAGAGTAGTACCAGCAACAGGTGATGGAGGTTCAGCAGGTGGTACAAAGGCTGAGGTGTAGAGTGCAGAACCTGTTAATACTCGCATTCCAGATATGTAACCAATAAAACTGTCTCCCGCAGATACAGCGTCGTTATAAGTTCCTACCCAACACACTCTGTTACCACTGGTATATGTGCTTGACCAGGTGCCTCTATTTTCACCATTTAGATATAAAGTAGTTGTACCGCTCCTATTAACTACTGCAAAATGATTCCACTGTTGTGGAATTATGCCGGTTGCATTTATTCTAGCTGACCCATTTACCCACCATGTGAGAGTAGTATTAGCACTAAAATATAAGCTCTCTCTATTGGAACTGTCCACTTGCGAGGCAAAAATGTGTTGCGGAGATGCTTGGTTTGTAGAGTAAAACCAACCTGTGATTGTAAATGAAATTTCTGACCAATTAAATGAAGATGATGCTGGGATTTTTAAATAATCTCCCGTACCATCAAAGTAATATGACCCACCATGATTGGCCGGTGAATATTGAACACCAGTAGTGATTGTCTCACCGAATGGATTGAATTTAGATGGCCGTGCGTTACCGTTTACTGTAATTGCAAAAGCGTTGTTGGAATTATCAATAACAGTGGATGATTGACAGGCAAGTAATGAGGTGTTGGCAATGGCGGTAAGAGGTGTAGTGCTTGGAGTGAAGTTGCTGGTGTAGACTGCGGTGCCCTTTACAATACGGAGATTGCTCATGTGACCTTTGACTGAATAAAAAAAGCCAACAGATGCTACGGCGTTAGAAGCAATGCCAACCAATGCTGTGCTATTAAAATTTGTTGAATTTGTTGTAGACCCACTAGAAACACCGTTTCTGTATAATGTTAAAGTAGTATTGTTTCTCACCAACGCATAATGCACCCATTCACCTACTGTTGCTGTTCCAGATTCCGTTATAACCGCCGAGCCTGAGGCGTAAACAACTAGCCGTCCATTTCCATTGCCTGTTTGCAATAAAAGAGCTCCGGATGCTGCATATCCTTTTTCAAAAGGACTTTGGTAACCTGCAATAGAAAAAAAGTTGATCCAGAATTCTATAGTGAAGTCTCCAGAATCCATTCTCAAAGCTGCATTGTCCGCAACCGTTAAATAATCTCCCGTACCATCAAAATATACACTATGACTATCTGGCACTATGGTATGGGTCTTGAATGGTGAGAATGGTGTTATTCTTGTATCACCATTCCTTGTGATAGCAAATCTATTTGGTCCATCATCAGTGAAGCTAGGACCACGAAGGGTTAGCAAGGATGTATTGGCGATGGGTTCTAGAGGTGCGTTAGGTATAGTTAGTGTTGATTGCGTTGGATCATAAACTGATGCACCTTTAATTATTCTAAAATTTGACAGATACCCAGTGATAGGTACGAGAGTAGAACTGGCTAGTGATTTTGCACCAATTATAGGATTTGTTGTTGAGTTAAATACTGTACTAACTGTGGCTGTAACATCTCTTACACCATTTATAAACAATGAAAGATTACTGGAACTATTTCTTACAACAGTAAAATGATTCCATGTATTTAATGGCATCGCTATCGTACCTGTAAGAACCGTTGAATTTTCTGTTAACACTTGTATAGTTCCATCGGTCCGAGGTGAAATTAAATATCCTGGAAAAGGTGCAGAGCTTCCAGATCTTGTATCAATGATACAAGCATTATTATTTAAAGATAGGTTGATCCATCCCTCTATTGTAAATGCTCCACTTCCAAAATCAAACACAGCATTGTCTGGTATTGTAAGGAAATCCCCCGTACCATCAAAATACGCACTCCATCCTGCTGGTGTATGTGGTGTATACGAACCAACTGATGCATTACCATTTCTGGTGATAATATTCTTGACACCACTCTCATCTACTGGTTGACTGTTGTTGTAGCTGATACGATTCTGGAGTGTCAGCAGAGAAGTACCGGAGATTGCAGTGAGTGGAGAGGTGGGAACGGTATAGGTTGAGCCAGAGTAAACCGCAGTGCCGTTTACAATGCGTGCATTAGCGACATGCCCGCTAATCACTGTGTTATTTGCAATTCCTAATAAAAACGGAAGATCGGAGCCTGTCAACGGAGTTCCTGTAATTGCAACAAAATTAGACGCAACGCCATTACAAAAAAATCTAATTCCCGATGAGG